CCGCCTATGACGAGCGGCTGGGCGCGGCCCTGAGGCCGGCCTATGAAGCACGGGCGAACGAGGGTGTCAGGACTGGCAACGAGCTGCGCATGGATGTGCGGGAGCAGATCGCCAAGGCTTTCTTCCTCGATTCCCTTGCGCTTCCCCCGGCTTCGGCCAAGGAAATGACCGCCTTCGAGGTCAGCCAGCGGATTTCCGAGTGGATCAGGCGCGCCATGCCGATCTTCGAGCCCATGGAGTTCGAGTACAACGGCGAAATCTGCGAGCAGACCTTCGAGCTTCTGTTGCGCAACGGCGCCTTCGGCAGCATCGACGACATGCCGCAGGAACTGCGCGGGGCGGACGTTCACTTCAAGTTCGAATCGCCGCTCCACGAGGGCGCCGACATGCGCAAGGGGCAGAAGTTCCTTGAGGCCAAGGCGGCCCTGGTGCAGGCGGCGGAACTCGACCCCGGCGTGGTGCCCCTGCTCAACGCCACCGACACCTTGCGGGATGTCTACAAGTCCATTGGCGTGCCGGCCCACTGGACCCGGAGCAGACAGGAAATGCAGCGTCTCGTGGCGGCCCAGAATGCCCAGCGGGAAGAGCAGCAGGTGCTCGAGGCCGGCGTGGGCGCCGCCGACATCGCGGCCAAGCTGGGCGCCGCCTCGCGCGACTTCGCCCAGGGCCGCGCGACGAATCCGGCGGCCTGATGAAAGCTCCGGAGGGCGCCCCTTGGGCACCGGTCGAGTATGAGGACGCGGATATTGGAGCCTTCAAGTCCCTGGTCCTGGGCGAGGCGACGGAAGAACAGCAGCGCCGCGCGCTTAAATTCATCGTCGAGGAAATTTGCAAGACCTATGATCTGTCTTACCGGCCCGACAGCGAGCGTGACTCGGCCTTCGCCGAGGGCAAGCGCTTCGTCGGGCTCCAGATCGTCAAGCTGACGAAACTCAATCTCTCCGCAATGAGGAAAACCGATGGCCGAAGAAGCAACCCCAAACGACCCGCCGGTCGATCCACCGAGCAGCCCGCCTGAAACGCCGCCCGTAGAGCTCAAGCCCAACGGCTCGGTTGCGCTTGAGCCTGACGGCGAAGCGCTCCCGGTCGAGCCGGAATGGCGCGAGGACTGGCGCGAGCGCTTTGCCGGAAAGAACACCGACGACCTGAAGAAGCTGAATCGCTACAAGTCCCCCGACGGCATCTGGAGAGCCTATCGGGCGCTTGAGCAGCGCATGTCGTCCGGCGAATACACGCGCAACAAGCCCCAGGACGCCGACGAGGAGAAGCTGGCCGAATGGCGCAAGGAAGTCGGCGTGCCGGAGACGCCCGAAGGCTACCGGGATGCCCTGCCGAAGGATTTCGAGATCGCCGAGAACGACAAGCCCTTCATCGACAACCTCTTCAAGGAAATGCACGCCATCGACGCCACCCCGGCGGTGGTCGCCAAGGGGGTGGAAACCTACTACCGCATCCAGGCGTCTGCAGAGGAAATCTTCGGCGAGCGGGACGCCCAGCAGAAGCGCGACACCGAAGATGCCCTGCGGGGCGAGTGGGGGCCGGAATACCGGACCAATTTCACTCACATGAACAACACCCTGTTCGACAGCGGCGTGTTCGTCGATGCGCCGGAGGGAATGCGCGACAAGCTCTTCTCGGCGCGTCTGCCGGACGGCACGTCCCTGGCCAACGACCCGGACCTGTTGCGCTGGATGGTCGATATGTCGCGGGTCATCAACCCCGATGTCGGCCATTCGGTCACGCCGGTTCCCGGCAAGACCCAGGGCGAGTCGGTCGCGAGCCGCATTGCCGAGCTGGAGAGCATGTCGGCCGACACCCGAGGGCCTTATTGGAAGGGCAACGACGCCGATGCGCTGCAGGCCGAATTGCGGCAGCTTTATAGCATCGAAGAAAAGATGCAGGCGCGCAAATGAGGCCCATCTACGAAGCCGAAGTGGCGCAGATCGACATTCTCTCGTCTTGTCACCTGGCCTGCGCGAACTGTACCCGCTTCATCGGTCATCATGCCGAGCACTATGCCATGTCGGTCGAGTGCTTCGAGGTCGCCGTCAGGAGCCTCGACGGATTTCCGGGCCGGATCGGCATCATGGGCGGAGAGCCTTGCCTGCATCCGCGCTTCACGGAGATTCTCGCCGCCTACCGGGGGCTTGTTTCACGTGAAAAACGGGAGTTCTGGACCGCCGGCTTCAAGTGGTACGAATACGAGACGGAGATCAACCGGACCTTCGAGCCCCATCTGATCCATTTCAACGACCACACGCAACGGGACGGCAAGCACCAGCCCCTTGGCGTGGCGATCGACGAGATCGTGGACGACAAGGCCCTCATGTGGGAGCTGATCCGCGCCTGCCCCTTCCAGGAGCACTGGTCGCCGGTCATCAACGACAAGGGGGCCTTTTTCTGCGAGATCGCCGCTTCCCAGGACCGGGTGACGAACGGGCCGGGCGGCTGGAAGGTCGAGCCCGGCTGGTGGGACAAAAAGCCTGAAGACTTCGAAGATCAGGTCCAGCGCTATTGCCCCAACTGCTCGGGCTGCCTGCCGATGCCGGCCTTCAGCGACGGACGCGGCGGACGGGACGGGCCGACCAAGGATGTCGTGACCCCCGGATTCCACGAGAAACTCCTGGTGGCGGGCTCGCCCAAGGCAAGGCGGGGGCAGGTGACGATCTGGGACCGCAAGATCACCCGCGCGGATATCGAAGAGCTGGCCGACTGGTCGCCGCGCAGTTTCAGGGGCTTCGTGGCGCACAGCCCGGAGGACGTGACAACGGCGCTTGACAGAACGGCCTAAAAACAATAGTTAAATCACAGCGTTGTATCCGGACACCCCCTTTGTGGCCCCGAAGAAGCGCGACAGTCCGCCAAGGCAAAGCCCCGGCGGTGATCGGCCCGGCCCCGCAGCCGCAATATAAGCAACAAGCAATCTTGCGGACACCCCAGACCTGATAGCCATACGGACACCCGGCGCCACGGCAGTTCAACCTTTGCGAGGAGAGTTCCTCCATGGCTGCAACTGCATTCCAACGGCAGTACCGTCAGGAATACATTCACGGTTTCGAGGACCGTCAGTCGATTCTTCGGGCGACGACCGTCCAGGAGGCCGTGATCAAGGGCAACGAGGCCGTCTTCCTCGTGTCCGATTCCGGTTCCGCCACCGCACAGACCCGTGGGGTCAACGGCATGATCCCGGCCCGTGCGGACAACAACAGCCAGCTCACCGCCACGCTTCAGGAATGGCACGACCTGGTCCGCAAGACGAACTTCAACATCTTCGCCTCTCAGGGCGATCAGCGGCGCATCATGCAGGAAACCACCATGGCGGTGGTCAATCGCAAGATCGACGACATCATCATCGCCCAGCTCGACACCGCGACCAACGACACCGGCGCCGCCGCCACGGCATCGCTGGACATGGTTGTCTGGGCTCGGACGGTCTTGGGCAACAACTTCGTCGATCTAACCGACGAGGATAACATCTTCGGCCTCATCAGCCCGGCCTTCGAGGGCTACCTGATGCAGATTCCGGAGTATTCCTCGGCCGATTACGTCGAGGTCAAGCCCTTCACCGGCCCCGCCCGCCGCTTCCGTCGCTGGATGGGCGTCAACTGGATGTGCCACCCCCGTCTGACCGGCTCCGTCGGTGCCGGCGGCAGCGGCGCCTCCGAGCAGTGCTTCATGTATCACCGGAACTCCATCGGCTGCGCCCTCGACAAGGACGGCATCGATAGTCCGGTCGGTTACGACGAGGAGCAGGGCTATTCCTACGCCCGTGTCTCGATCAACCTAGGCGCCAAGCAGCTTCAGAATGCCGGTATGGTCATGATGAAGCACAATGGCTCCGGTTACGCGGCGCAATAAGGAGTATTGAGCATGGCATATGCAGGCTCCACCGCTGGTTCGTCCGCCTCGAACCCCCCGGCTCTGATCACCTCCTGGTTGGCCGGCTCGACCGCCGGAGGCTCCACTGGGCTGCACGCCCACAAGGAGTTCTCCTATGTTTCCACCCACACCCAGGCGGAAGTCGCCGCGACCGGGTTCATCACCGACGCCAAGAGCCTCGGCATGAACCTGGGCGATGTGGTGCAGGTGCGTGGCTCGACCACTTACCTGCTTTCCTACCACACGGTAAAGACGGTATCTTCCACTGGCGCTACCCTCTCGGCCGGGCTCCTGGTTAGCTCGGCATCCTGATCGCGCCCCAGCGCGGTTAACTTGGGCGGCCGCGTGGTCGCCCTTTTCTTTGGAGCACAGCATGACGGAAAACGGCCACGACAAGAAGTTCAAGTCGGCCCTTCATATGGGCCGCTGCTCTCCGAGCGGGCACAAGTGGAACCGCTACGATGTCACGATCCCAGCCGAAACCAATCCGGAAGACCTGCTCGACCCGCACTACTGGCGACACTACGGCGCGCTCCTGAAGCCGAGCGACATTCTCGAATGCTTCTGCGACGACGGTTCATGGGAAGCGTCCTACCGGGTCATGTTCGTCTCTCGGGCCGAGGTGAAGTTGTCGCTTCGCGGTGAGGTCGTCCGCCACGACAAGACGCCGGATGAGGAGTCCGACACCCACGAGATCAAGTGGGGCGGGCCGGCGGTCAAGTTCCGCATCCAGCGCAAGGACACCGGCGAGGTGATCCGCGACGGCCTCTATCCCAAGTCCGAGGCGTACAACTTCATGCGCCAGCACCTCCAGTCCATACAGGGCTAACATGGCGACCTCGCAACTCCAGCTCTACAACATCGGGCTCCTGGCGGTCGGCGAGCGAGCGCTTTCCAACCTCAGTGAGGCCCGCGAGCCGCGCCGTAAGCTCGACGAGGTCTGGAGCCGGGGCAACGGCGCAACGCGCTTCTTCTTGGAGCAGGGTTTCTGGAACTTCGCCATGCGGGCGGCAAAGCTGGATTCCTCGACCTCCGTCACCCCCAGCTTCGGTTTCAGCTTCGCCTTTCAGAAGCCGGACGATTTCGTGAAGCTCAACATGATCTCGGCCGACGAACGCTTCAACGGCCCTCTGACGGACTATGAGCTGGAAGGCGACTATATCTATTGCGACGTGGACCCGCTCTATCTCCGCTATGTCTCGGACGATGCCGACTGGGGTTTGGATTATTCCAAGTGGCCAGAAACCTTCACCCTTTGGGCCGGGACGTGGCTGGGCCTGCAGATCGCACCGACGCTCTTGAACGATCTTGACCTAAAGGAACTCAAGAAAGACGCCAAAGACCTGTTGGCCGATGCCCGTTCGAAGGACGCCATGCAGGAGCCGACGCGCTTCCAACCGCTGTCGTCCTGGGTGCAGGCCCGTCATGGCCGGTCCTCTCGGGGTGATCGCGGTTTGAGGAACAAGCTGATCGGAAGTTAGCATGGCGCGCGGTGACTTTGCCCTGCAGACCTTCAACCGGGGCCGCATTTCTAAGCTGGCCCTGGCCCGCACCGATCTCGACCGGACCCGCGTGTCGGCGGAAACCCAGACCAATTGGATACCCCGCACCCTTGGTTCCATGATGGTTCGGCCCGGCCTGGGCTATATCGGCGAGATTCCCTCCGAATGCCGCCTGGCCAGCTTCGTTTTCGCCACCACCGACACGGCCCTGATTGAAATCACCGGCGGTCAGACGCGTGTCTGGGTTGACGATGCCCTGGTCCAGCGTCCAGGCTCGACCGCTGTCGTGACGGACTTCACATCGACCAGTCTGGCCGGCTGGACCGACGCCGATGAAGCGGGGGCAACGTCCGAATGGCTGTCGGGCAATTACCTGGGCCTCACCGGGACGCGCTTCGCCCGCGCGATCCGCCGGCAGCAGGTCGTTTGCAGCGTGATCCAGACCCATGGCCTGACGGTCAAGGTCGATCGCGGCGCACCGGTCCTGAAGGTCGGCTCCTCCCTGGCCGGCGACGACTACTTTTCGGAAACCACCCTTCGGCCCGGAAGTTACTCGCTGGCCATCCCGGCAACGGGCGACTTTCACATCGAGCTTTCGGCCAATACGGAATACACCTCTCGGGTCGAATCGATATCGATCGACTCCTCCGGCCCCCTGACGGTCGCCAACCCCTGGGCCTCGACCGATCTTGACAGGCTCCGTTGGGCGCAGGAGCAGGACGTTACCTTCGTCTCCGCTTATGGCTACAGGCAGCAGCGGATCGAACGCTACGGGACGGAATCCTGGGCGGTGGTCGATCATGCGCCCGAGGACGGCCCCTTCCGGACCATCAATATCACCAACAAGCGCCTGAGCCCCTCTGGGTTGACGGGGAACATTTCGCTGCTCTGCGACCAGCCTCTTTTCAAGCCGGGCCATGCGGGCGCGCTCTATCAGGTCACGTCGATCGGCCAGCAGGTCAAGGCGACCATCACGGGGGCGGACCAGTTTTCCGACTCGATCCGGGTTTCCGGCGTACAGGACTCGCGGAAGTTCCAGGTGCTCGTCAGCGCCATTTCGACCGACATCACGGTGCGGGTCCAGCGCTCGATCGGCGAAGAGGGCAGTTGGGGCAACGTTTCCGGCCTGTCCTATACCGCGACCATCGATTCGACCCATGACGACGGCCTGGACAATCAGATCGTCTATTACCGAATCGGCTCCGGCTCGACCGACCTGGTTTCGACTTCGACCGCCGTGACGGCAAGCGTCGAGCTGGGCTATGCCTCGGGGGGCATTACCGGGATCGCCCGGATCACCAGCGTGCTTTCCGCCACGGAAAGCAGCGCCATTGTCCTGACCCCCTTTGGCTCGACCGCTCCCTCGGAACTCTGGTCCGAAGGCGCTTGGTCAACGCTGCGCGGTTACCCCTCCGCTGTGACGCTGCATGAAGGGCGGTTGTGTTGGGCCGGCAAGGCGCGCTTCCAGGGCTCGGTTTCGGATGCCTTCGATTCCCACGACGTCGACATCGAAGGGGACAGCGGGCCGCTCAATTTGGCCGTCGGCGAAGGGCCATCGGACGTGATCCAGTGGATGGCCTCCCTTACACGCCTTGTCCTGGGCGCACAGGGGGATGAAAAGCAGGCCAAGACCTCATCCCTCGAAGAGCCCTTGACTCCGACGAACTTCGCCCTGCGGCCGATCTCCGGCCAGGGCTCGGCGTCTGTCCAGGCGGTCAAGATCGATCAGCGGCTCTATCACGTGCAGTTGGGCGGCGTCCGGCTGATGGAAATCAGGCCACGGGATGGCGGGCTGGATTACGACTCTTTCGACCGGACCATTCTCATCCCGGAAATCGGCCAGCCTAGCATCGTGCGGCTGGCGGCCCAGCGCCAGCCCGATACGCGTCTGCATTGCGTGCGCTCGGACGGCACGGTCGGGATGCTGATCGCCGATCCGGCCGAGGATGTTCTCTGCTGGATCGACATCAATTCGACCGGCGCCGAGGGCGCGGTGGAAGAAGTCGCGGTGCTGCCGGGGTCGGTCGAGCGGACGGCGGGCCAATGGGAAGACAGCGTCTATTACGTGGTGCGGCGCGAAATAAACGGTTCGACCAAGCGCTTCCTGGAGAAATGGGCGCAAGAGGACGCCGCCAAGGGCGGTTCGACCAACTCCATGGCGGACGCCTTCCAGATATTCAACTCCACCGCAACCACGACCATCACCGGCGCCGACCACCTGGTGGGCGAGTCCGTGTCGGTCTGGGGCGCGGGCAAGGATTTGGGTTCCTACACGGTATCGAGCACGGGCGAGATCACCGGTCTTTCCGAAGCCTCGACGACCTTCGTCTATGGCCTTAAGTATCCGGCGCTCTTCAAGTCGGCCAAGCTGGCTTACCTGAGCCAGACCGGTACGGCCCTGACCAAGAGAAAGAAGATCGATCACGTCGGCATCGTGGCGGCCGACCTCCATGCCCAGGGGCTTCAGTTCGGTCCCTCGACGGATGCGCTCGATCCCCTGCCGATCATGGAACGTGCCGAGGCGATCTCGTCCGATACCATCTGGAGCGACTACGACGCCGATCCGATTGAATTCCCAGGAAGTTGGGATACCGACAGCCGGCTTGTGCTATATGGAGAGTCGCCCCGTCCCGCAACCGTCCTGGGCGCCATCGTCGTGATGGATACGAGGAGCAAGACCTGATGTTTATTCTCGCCGCCATCGCCGCCGCCATCGCCATCGCCGGCTCGCAGGGCGAAGCCAAGACGCAAGAGGAGATCGGCAAGCTCAGCAAGGAAGGCGGCAAGCGGGACCGTCGGATCGCCAATAACCGGGCGAAGGTTCTGGAGCAGAAGGCCAATCTCGCCGCAGCGGCCTCGCAGCGGGCCGCCATCGACCAGCGCCGCCTCGGGCGCTATATCAGGGGCCAGGCCGTCGCGGCGGCGGCAGCCTCCGGTGTCGATCCGTCGAGCGTCTCGGTCGGCAGCATCGTCGGCGATATCGACTTCGAGGCCGAGCTGCGGGCGCTCAACTTCCGCCACCAGGGCGTGGTCGAGGAGCGCGGACTGCGTTACGAGGCCGTCCTGGCCCGGAATGCGGGCGCCTACGCCAAATATCAGGGCCGGCTTGGTCAAGCCTTCGCCGAGCAGCGCGCCGCCCAGACAAGGCTGGCGGGTTTCGGGGCCGGCGTGTCGAGCTTCGCCGGCGGGGCCGGACAGAGCGGTGGTGGGTATAGCACGCAGCAACCCCAGCCCAGCTATCAAACGGAGAACAGTGTGGCGAACAACCAGACCACCCTTTACTCGAAATATGGATACGGCTGATGGCAAGACTGCCTGATCGCACACGAGCCTTCGGCGGTCGCCCCGCCAATCAGGACAGGCTGCCGGTTCCTTCTGGGCCGGGCAACGCCGCCGGCACTCTGCGGGCCGCCGTTGGCACTCTTCCGAGAGGCGGTATGAATGCCGTCGCGCAGGCGATCCTGGATGTGGGGGCCGCGCACGAGCGTATCCAGAACCGGGATGCGGCGGTTGACCGAGCGAAGAAGATAACGCGCTTCAAGCAAACCGCGACCGATGAATTACGCCGCCTGCAGACCGAGGAAGACCTGTCGGACGACGAAGTCATTGGCTCCTACAAGGAATCCCTCGACAGCGCCCGCGCGGATTTGCTCAACGGTCACGGTTATTCGGCCGACAGCCAGGCGTCTCTGGCGGCTCAGTTCGAAGGGCTTCACGGGTCCGCCATGGCCGAGGCCACGGCCCTCAGCCTGACGGCCAAGCGGGCGGCGGTGGACGATCATCTGGGTGCGGCCGTCAATGAGATCGTTTCCTCCACCTACGGGAACCCGAGCGCGGAGAATATCCTGACCCAATTCGAGGCGGGCACGCGCATGATCGACAACATGGCTCCCGCCTTGACGCCCGATGAGGAGCGAGCCTGGCGCCGCGCCGTCGAGAGCAACGTGGTCGAGGCCGCCGTCACGTCCTTTATCGACCGGGGAGATATTCAGCAGGCCGAGAAGGTCCTGCAGCAGACCGGTGTGAGCGAAATCCTCACGCCCGAAAAGCGGCAGCAGATTTTCAGCCGGATCGGCACCGCCAGGGCCGCGATTGCGAAGCGGCAGCCGACCAAGGGGCCGTTCGTGGTCGATGGCAAGCTGATTGCCGCCGACGGTCAGGTTCTATACGAGCCCGCCGCGACCGAGACGGACCCGGTCACGCTGCCGAGAAACGCCATCCTGGTCAATCCCAAGACAGGCGCGACCATTGCCGAGAATGTTTCGGCCGATCCGGCCGCGACCGCGAAGGCGCTTTCCGAAGGCGCCATCCTGGTCGATTCCCAAACGGGAGAAACCATTGCATCCAACCCGGCCGATCCCGACAAGCCCTTCGGGACCGGCGTCCGGGGCGGGGCGCTCAATGTCTTCTCCACCATGGCGACCCGCTTCGCCAGGGGGGAAACCTCGCCCGAGGAAGACCGGGTCTTCCTCTCCGCCGTGACGGACTACACCCAGGAAGAACTCAACCCCGAAACCGGCCTGATGCGCCAGCCCAAGGTGCCCGCCTTCGTCTCGCAAGCCTTAAGAGAACGGGGTATGGAAGATATCTTGGAGCCAGCCGAGCCGGATATCACTCGGCGTGCCTATCAGGCGGTCGGTGAACAGACCGTATGGGAAATCGCGGATAGCGGCAACCTGACTGGCCCGGTTCCGGTAATCGGACGCTTTATCGGCCGGGTGCCCGGATTGGGCGGCCCAGCGCCGGGTATGACCAGCGCGAAGTCCTATGTGGACGTGCTGAAGCGCGACCTGATCCGCACCCTGCAGAACAACCCCAAATTCGCCGATGCGGAACGCAGGGCCATCGAGGCCGATGTGGATATCGGCGCCGATTTCTTCGACGACAAGGAAGCCTACAAGCAGCGCGTGATTGGTGTCGCGGACGCCCTGGAACGGCGGCTGGAATCCATGACCTCCATCGCCAATTCCAAGACGGCCGGGCGCGAGGAGCGCAAGTGGGCACGCAACGGCATCAACGCCATCGAGAACTTCCTGGAGGCGCTTCTGCCGCCGCGCGTCCAGACCCCCGAGGAGGCGCAGGAATTCATCAAGAACAATCCACCGGGCACCCCGCTCCTGGTCAAGGACGGCGACAAGTGGCTTGATATGGAAGTGCCGTGAGCGAAGAGCCGAGCCTTGTAGACCTCTTCAAGCCGCGCGGCGAATCGACCTCGGCGCCGCCGCCCGCGAGCGTGAAGGACATGTTCGTGCCCCGTCGCGACGTGCAACCCGAAAGCAGCGTCTCGGCCAAGGTGCGGACGGTCGGCCAGGGTGCGACGGCGGGGCTGGCTCAGGCTGGCCCTCCGGCGGCGGGCGCCTATATGGGCGCGAAGAGCGGCGCGGCCATCGGTGCCCTCGGCGGCCCCTATGCGCCCATCACGGTCCCGCTCGGTGCGGGCATTGGCGCGATAGGGGGATGGTGGGCCGGGTCAGAGGCCGCGCCGGCCATCCAGGGGCTCCTGGCCAAGGTCGAGTTGCCCTGGTCGGACGAAACCCTGACCTTCGACAGCATCGAATCCGTGCCCAAGGAACTGCGGCCCTATGCGGTGGGCGGGGAAACCCTCGGTGCCACGGCTGTCTTTGCCGGCGCGCCCTACATGGCCGTCAGGGACGGGCTTCGCTTCGCGCCCAACCTCACGGGCCGGATTCTGAATACCATGATCGAAGGTGCCACCCAGGCGCCCGGACACTTTGCCGTGGCGGAACTCGCCATGGGCACTTCGGCCGGTATCGGGTCCGGCATCGCGGAATCCCAGTTCCCCGGCGATCCCATGGCGCGCATGGGCGGCGAGGTGATCGGCGGCTTCGCCAACCCGACCCGCTGGGTCATGACCGGCTATCGCATCACCGCCAACCAGGTCAAGAAGGTCGCCTCGGTCCTGTCGGAGTCTGCCCAGCGAAGCCGCGCGCAGGACTTCCTGATCGATGTCGTGCTGACCCACGGCGAAGACCCTGCCGCGCTGGTCCAAGCCTTGCGGGAAAGCGACATTCCAGGCTTGAACCTGACCGCAGGACAGAAGACCGGTTCTCCGGCGCTCCTGGCCCTGGAATCGAAGCTGATCGGTCAGAGCGAACAGTTCGGCGAGGCGTCGAGAAAGGCCGCCCAGGATGGCCTGGATGCCCTCAAGGGGATGATCCAGATTCTGGAGACGGCCGGCGATCCCAACTCGCTCCGCGCCGCCGCCCAGGCCCGTGCGGACTACTACACGATCCTGCTGAATGGCCGCGTGAGAGCAGCCGAGGAAAGTGCCCTCCAAGCGGCGGCCGATATCGACACGAGCGCGCCCGGCGCCCTGGCCGAGTATGGACGGCAGACCCGCGAAACCCTCATGAACGCCATGTCGGACGTGCGCGACCACGAGAAGGAGCTGTGGGGCAAAATCAATAAAAAGACCAAAGCCCAAAGCGATGCCGTCCAGGCAGCCTACAAGGCTATCCGGGCCGAACGGCTGCCGGAGGAAAGCTTGCCGGCGATTGTCGAAGGGTTTTATCAGCGGACCCGGCCCCAGGACGTTCTCGACGAGGCTGGGGAGGTGATCGGCCAGGAGGCGGTGGAGATCGACACCGGCGAACTGATCCGCTTTCGCTCCCGCGCGCTCGACCTGGCCAGGGAGGCGGCGGCCAAGAGCGAATGGAGCGATGCGCGCGTTTACGGTCAGTTGGCCGAGGCCGCCCTGGACGATCTCGCGAAAGCCAACGTGACGGAGCCGGCCTATCAGGCGGCCCGCGACTACTCCCGGCAGTTGAACGACGTTTTCAGCCGCACCTTCGCCGGCAAGGCTTTGGAAAAGGGCCAAACCGGCGCGCCCAGAATCCCTCCGGAACTGGTCATGGAGCGGGCCTTCGGCGGCTCGGGGACCATGACGGAGCTTCAGTTGCGCCAGTTGGAACAAGCCGTGGCCTTCGCCGGCAAGGAACACCTGAGCCGGATGCTGGAGCTGCAGGAGAACACCCTGAGAGCGGCTGGGGCGCAAGCGATCGACCCCACGACGGGCCGGGTCAACCCCGCCCGCTTGGCCAAGTTCCGCCAGGACAATGCCCAATTGCTGGAGCGCTTTCCTTCGGTGGCCGAGAACCTGAAGGATGCCCAGCAGGCCGAGCTGTTCTTGCGCGATACCATGGCGGGGCGCACCCAGGCGGAACGCGCCATCCGGGACCGGGCGGCCTTCACCAGCCTCCTGAAGGGCGAAGACCCCTCCCTGGCCTTGGGGCGGGTCTTGAACGGCGCCAGCCCGCGCCGGGAATTCAAGCAACTGGTCAATCTCGCCAAGAACGACCCCGCCGCCATGGCCGGGCTGCGGTCGTCCGTCTTCATGCACGCCTTCAACAAGGCCAACCGGATGGGCGGCTTTTCCTTCAAGACCTACCGGGAGGTCTTTTCCAGGCCGCTTTCGGGGAAGGAGTCCCTCCGGACCATGATGGTGCGCGAGGGCGTGGCAAGCGAAAGAGCCATGACCTTGCTGGACCGGTTCCTTGGGCGGGCCGCCGACATCGAGGACGCAGTGCGCCGCCGGGCGCCGATCGAGGACATCCCCGACAAGGGCGCGGCGGTCTATGACTTCCTGCTCCGGGTCGCGGGCGCGCGCTTTGCCGCCGTCGCGCCGACCGGCGGGGCGCACACGCTGATCGTCGGCGGTGCGGGCTCTCGGATGGCCCGGGCCGTGATGGACAAGATACCCCGTGGCAAGACCCACGAGTTTCTGATCGAAGCCTCGAAGAACCCGGAAATCCTTGCCGCAATGCTGGACTCGGGTAAATCGATCAAGGCGCAGCGGCGGCTCGCGCTCCAGATGAATGCCTTCCTGTGGCAATCTGGTATCCTGCGGGGCGGCCCTGCGGTGCAGGAGGAGGCGGAAGCCTTCTTCCTCGGCCCCTAGAGCGACAGGATGAGAGCCTCTATGATGGCCGCGACGACGATGACGATAAGTACGAGGGTCAGTATCATTCTGGCCTTATAGGGAGACACCGAACCCATGGCAACCACCGACCGTCTCCAGGGCTTCGATATCGGCGTGGCCGTCAAGCCGGCCTGCACCGTGGCCTCGACGGGAAACTTGACGCTTTCCGCAGCGCAGACCGTCGATGGTGTCGCGGTCGGCAACGGCGAGAGGGTCCTGGTCAAGGACCAGACGGACGCGAGCGAGAACGGCATCTATATCGCGGACTCCTCGACCTGGCTTCGCTCCAAGGACTTCGACGGAAGCCGGGACGCCATACCGGGAACCCTCCTGTGGGTGGACCGGGGCACCGCCAACGCGGGTTCGCTCTGGGTCGCGGAATCCTCCTCGACCGCGACCTCTATCTCGATCGGCTCCAGTATCGCCTTCACGCAGATCAACCCAGCCCTTGCGGGTGTCTCGACCTTCTCCAACGACACGCTCTTCCCGCTCACCACGGCAGGCGCCTGGCGGGCCGGCCTCGGTATCAACGAGCCCGGCGAATCGGTCGTGACGGCGACCAGCACCGGTACGGCACGTTCTGCCCTGTCTGCCCAGGAAGACGTGATCACGACACAGGGCGATATGGTGAAGGGCTCGACGGCCGGCGCCGCAGCTAGGTTGGCGTTGGGGAGCAAGAATTACCTGCTTGGCAGTGACGGCAGCGACGTGGTTTACGTTGGCGGCGTCAGCTTCCGTAGCTCTAGCTTCACGATTGGCACGACCGATAACAACAAACTTCTTTCCGTCAGCGCCAGCTCAACCGACATCACCATTTCATTTCCCGCCGTGGCGGATAGCGGAGATGGCCTGCGAGTCGGAATCCAAAGATCGGATGCCTCGACCAACACCATGACACTGATAGGGTCTGGTGCCGAAACCATCAATGGTTCGACCGCCTTGGCGCTTACGGTCCAATATCAGTCCGTGACCATCTGCGGCAGCACCTTGGCCTGGTACAAACAATCGGAGGTCAAGTTCTTTTCCGGAGCATTGCAGAGCCAAGTTTCTTCCACTTCCGGCACGGCGATCGAGTTCACCGGTATCAAATCAGATGCCCGCCGCATAACAATTATGCTCGATGGCGTTTCCGGCTCCGGCACGGACAATCTGCAAATTCAGCTTGGCACCGCGTCGTCGTATGAAACGTCTGGCTATACTGGCGGCGTGGCAGAGATTACCACCGGTTCGAATGTTGCCAACTTTAGCGCGGCTTTCAGCGTGACGCGCACGCGCACGGCCGCCAGTGTAGCGACGGGTATCATCACTATCGTTATGATGGACCCCACAACTAACCGGTGGGCAGCTTCCGGCACCACTTCGGAAGTCACGGCCCGTACTCATACGATTGGCGGCGCCAAATCCCTGGCGGGCGTGCTAACCAGGCTGAGGATCAATTGGACCGGCTCGGATACATTCGACGCTGGTGCAATTAATGTGGTCATTGAATGAACCGAATATTGCCGATCAAGCAAGAACGGGAAGACTGCCGATTAAGGAGACGCCATGCCTGCCCTGGACGAGAAAACCAGCCTGCCCCATCACGTGGCCATGTGCGACCTGCGTTATCAGGCCATCCAGGATATCGGCAAAAGAGCCGATGAGGCGATCAAAACCATAGACCGTCGCTTGGCCAAGATCGAATGGTCGGCCCTTTGCGTGGCGGGCTCCGTGATCGTCCAACTGGCGGGCATTATCGTTCTGCTGGTGATGAAGATCATGGAAACGTGAAACCCCCGCCGCTCACGGGAAGCGACGGGGGCGAGAGAGCACAGGAAGGAGGTTAGGCACTCTAGCGCAGGCGCTAGCGTTTCTCAAGCTTCGTCTCGACGATGGCGATCTTCACCGTGTGAATGTTCAATATCTCTTCGAGCCGGTGCTGGTTTTCTTCCACCGCCTTTAGCTTTTCAAGGATTTGCCTGTTGCCGGGTGACATGCCGTTCGGGGACCGGCTCGTGATCCATCTCCAGAGGCCCGCAAGGGCAGCTAGGACGACCGCAATGGCAGCCCCTATGGCTTCGATGGAGTTCTTATCTTGGGGTGCTTCCACTTCAACGCCAGCCAAGCAAAGGCAACCGTGATAAGCACCAAAGGAAGGCTGGTAAAGTCAGGGCCGAAAATGCGCCCGCAGATATATTCAGACGCCCCACCACGATCTCCCACGATCACGTTGCACAGCAGATTTTCAAACAGCAGTGCATAGCCATCAGACAGGAGCAGAATAGCCCAAAGTATGATGGCGATCAAATCATTTTTCAACGGCGGGTTGATAAGACAAAAGACAAACAATCCACAGTATATTAACGCTCTTGTGTCTATGCCAATCAGGTAGATGGAGTATTGGATTTTGTCCGAGTCTTTCAAACCCTGTAAGTAGGGTTCATATATGACCCACCAAGGATCGCCGGAGAACAAGATCCATGCATTGTAGAGGCCTATCCCCACCCCGAAACAGATCGGGGCGAGGACAGCATGGATGCTTGCTCCTGTCCTCCACAGGTAGAGGGCCATCAGGAAGCCAATAGCGGCACATCCCATCTGGACCCAGAAATCAATCATCGCGCTTGTTTTGCCGGAAAATCCGCGCAAGCAATGCGGTATCCACAAGCCATTCTGCGACACGACGAACGATCAGGGCGCAGGGTCCGCCACCGCCGGGGTCATCATCGATCAGAACGCTGAATTGTGGATGAACGAAGCGCTTGCCCCGCTTGTAGGCTTTGAGAGCCTGTTCCCAGACCTCGAGCATGTTCTTGTCGGCCTCTTCCGGGGTTTCCCCAACACCGACGATTCCAGTGGAGAGCATCTTAAAGAAGGTTTCAGGCATAGCGGTTCCTTTCTGGGGGATAATTAACGAAAAGTAGCAGTTTTCTTAACGAAATGCCACATTTTATGCTATTCTACGCACAGTAGCGGCTATGGACAATTTCCCTATGGATGGTTGCCATGGCGATCAACGACGACGGTTGGAAGCAGATACAGGATAACTTTGCCGCCAAGGGCGTTCACCTTTGCCCGCTTGAATGCAAGGTGTTGGATGCCCTGCTGGGGCGTGAGCGGGTCGTTCCTCAGGATCACATCGTTGATCATATCTATTGGGATTCGGAAGACGGCGGCCCGCTTCTAGGTCCCAGGCTGGTCCATGTGGTGGTGTGCCGGTTAAGGAAACTTTTACCAAAGTCCGGTATTCCTTGGCGGATCGTGACGCATTACACCATGGGCTACCAACTGAGGTATGGCGTCGATGAAGAGGTCTGACTTTGCAGATTACATCGCTCGCGCTCAGAACGATCCTGTGCGTATCTTTATCTGCGCCGGTCCGCCCAAATGCGAAGGCGAGCCCGAGCCCTGCCCATGGTGCCGAGAGATCATGTCGGACGATATGAGCGAAATTGAGGAAGCGACCGAACATTGATCATCCTGAAGCATGGCGTCTCGACCTTCGGCATCCGCCCCGAACTTCTCCTGGCCCTCGTTGTGGTGGACGCCGTTTACCGGAAGTTCAACCACGATTGCGTCGTCACGTCCCTGTCGGACGGCCAGCATTCCAGTAACTCGCTCCACTACAAAGGGCTGGCGTTCGACACCCGGACCCGGCAGCTCACGGCGAGCCAAAAGACCGAGCTGCGCGATATGAGTGCCAGTGCGCTGGGAAAAGACTATGATGTGGTGCTGGAGAGCGACCACCTGCACGTCGAGTTCGACCCGAAGAGGTAAGGCATGAAAGGCTACCGCACCATCATCTTCAACGCCGTGATGCTGATTGGCTCCCTCAGCGGCGCGACCTTCAGTCCCGACATGGTGAACGAGTGGATTGAGGCTTTCGCCCTGGTTTGGACTGCTGGCAACATCATCCTGCGCGCCGTGACCAGCAGCCCGATCTTCAAGAAGGAGTAACCCATGCTGAAATGGAAGCCCATCGTCCTGGCCGGCCTTCTTGCTTTGGGCGGCTGCCCAAGCGCCGGCATCGAGGACAAGATCGTCGTGGCCTGCCAGGGCTACGCCGGCGCCCTCGTGACGGCGGCCGACGCCCGCGCGGCCGGCGACCTGTCGGAGAAACAGGTTGCCACTGTGGAGGCCGTGAGAGCCGCCCTGAACCCCATCTGCCTCGAGGGGCAGTGGGCCGACGCCGCTACCGCCCTGGCCGCCGTCGAGCGCGGCCTGGCCAACCTGCGCACCCTGGGAGGCAAGTGATGGACCCCGTGACTATCGCAACCGCCGTGATCCAGCTCGCCCGCGTGGCGGAAGTGCTGGCCAAGGCCGTCCAGCAGGACGGCGGCCTGACCGACGAGCAGAAGGCCCAGGTCAAGGCCGCGGTGCAGAGCGCCAACGACGCCTGGGACCAGGCGAGCAAGTGAGCCTGCGCAACAAAGACCCGGAAGCGGGCTCTCTCGTGAAAGCGCCTTGCCTGATCGGCCTTGGAGCCTTCTTCCGCCTGGTCGACCCACGCCAAAAGCAGGGGCTCGTGATGCTCTGCGGACAGGGGCAGGAAATGCCGGACTTCCTGTCGGCGCCCTAGAACCTCCACCCCGCCTCAAGCGCGATCCCATGCCCGGTCAGCCAGTTGGGCACCCCGTCGCCGGTGGATGTCTTGGTCGTGCCCCAAGCCTGGTAACCCGCCCGCAGGAGCATGGATTTCCACTCAACCTGTAGGCCGCCCTTGATCTGCCCCACGCCGACCAGCTTTGTAGCGCGCGTGGTGTCGAAGGCCGCCGGCCCCACCCCAACACCGCCATAGATCGAGAACGGCCCCCACAGGGCCCCTACGCCCGTCACGGCCCCTCTCAGGCCGGTTATGCGGATCGTCTCGCCGTCGGCGGTGGATTGCTGGTCGTCGTCCTTGCCGCGTCCCTCGTTCCAACCATGCTGTTTTTGCCAATGGTGGAAGGCTTGCGCGCCAACCCACACCTCCAGCCCATTCACTACGGGGACGATGTAGCCGCCCTCGATTGCGAGCTCGTATCCGGGCTGTGAGTCACACTCGATATGATTGTGATTCGATACCTGATCGCAGGACAGTTGAGCGCCTTGCAAGAGAACGTAGGGTTCCGCCCATGCCGGTGCGGCGAGCAGGAGAAGCGGGGCAATGAGCTTGGGTAGGTCAGACATCCTCAGCCTCCAATGCCGCTTTGCCGTGGGGTGATGCTTCTTTCCGAAGAAAGTCCCGCACGCTGTCTTTTGAGTAGCCCTGAGCCAAAAAATAGTCGGCTTTCAGAAGCGCCGCCCTGGCCTCCGCAAGCTTGCTCTCAAGCCTTGCCATTCGCTTCGCCGCTTCCTCGGCCACCGTCTCGGCCACGTGTTCCCCGACACAAACCCCATCGGCTTCCGTGGCGCCGGGAAAGTTCTTCTGGTCATCCTTGAACCACGGATAGCCTAGCGCCTTGCCAAGGGTTTGGCATATTTCCTCGTTCTGCCTAGAGCAGGCGCGCTCAAGCTTGGCCCTAGCGTCTCTTGCCTGGTCAAGCCATACGTTCATGAAGTCAAGGATGGTTTTCCCATCTGGCCTGATGTCGTCTAGCCGCTCGTGCCTGAGAATCTCGTTCTCGCGCTCAAGCTCTGCGATGCGGGCCTTAAGACCGTCGATAATCCCTATGGCGTCTTCAAGCTTGCCGCTAAGAAACTCTGCGTCAGCCGGCCCCTCGGCAAAGTCGCTGTAGTCGCGCTGGGGCATCCGATAGGCTTTCTGGTCTTCGGTCATGTTTCCTCCGGGGGTGGGGGAAGGGGCATGTAGTGTGTCGGCTGATCGGCGGCAGATGTGTGTCCATTAACTGACCAAACGCCACCGCCCCATTCAGCCCATGAGCAAATGGCCACATCTTGTCTGGCCACATAGCCGCGCCTTCCAGGTAGGAAGCCAAGGAACGCTGTTCCGTCTCTAGGCGCGCTCTCAATAGTCCGCCACCCGTGCCCGTCTGGCTTTGTCAGGTCGGGGCCGTGTCCCCAGATGCCGCCGGTCATGTGAAGAAGACTCCCCATACGAAGGCTGCCATAGCGATAGCCACCAGCCCCAAGATGCAGGCGTAGTCAATCCATGTCGGTTTGCTCACGTCGCTTCTCCTATGTTGGCCAGAGTGGGGCGGAAGGTCATAGCCACCACCTCGGGGTTCTCATCCCAGGCGCCGGGGCCGTGAGGGGAAGTCCAGACCAGGCGAAAGCAAAATTCCGGCGTCGGCCCCCATTGCGGCTGGTCGCGCTCATTCTTTGACGCCCCCCAGCCCTGCCGGGTGCCTGGCGCGAGCCAAACCCCCTCCATCGGGTCTTTCTCGATATCGATGAAATGTTCCTGGGCGAAGTCGCGATACCACTCCAGATCCTCAGCTGTAGGCTCGGTCTTGTAGATGCCCTCCGCTATCGCATCTTCTTCGCTGATCGCCTGCACCGGCTCTCTCTTGACGGCGGTCACGTGCAGGGTGATGCGGGAAGCCCAGCGGGGCATGTGGATGGAGGGCGTCCAGCACCACTCATGAGCGTTGTCCAAATCCGCCTTGTAGACAGCGCTTCTTGGCGGGCCGTCGACTTCTGCCCACGTCTCTCTGACCCACAGCCGATCTCCAGGCTTCACGCGCTGCCAGGTGGTGGGCATGGGGCCTGGGCCTTTGCACAATTGATGATCGGCGTGAAGGGTCATGTCGGCTCGCGAGTAGCCGCAAGCGGGGCAACGCCCATCGCCCTTCCAGGCCAGCCTTCGCGTCTGCGTCTTCCCCGTGCCGGGCCGGTCGATCTCCCGCAAGAGGGCCTTGACCATGGGGCCGCTGAAGATGATGCCGTAGTCAGTCATTCCGAATCTCCAATATCAGCGCCGTGCCCTTCTCCAGAGCCACCGGCAGGGGGTTGGTGTCGTAGATGGCCTGTAGCTCGTGGCAGAGCTTGAGGGGGTCGATCTGCCGGGCGGCCCACCAAAGGCGCTCGTTCGTGCCGTGCTGCGCCTCGGGGCCGTTCAGGTGGCATTCAGGGCAGAGCGGCAGCGTAAAGCGATCTGACTTGATGGCGGGGGCTTTGCTGTAGCGCCAACCTTTTCCGAGGCAATGGGGGCACGTTTCGTATTCTGTTCCCCAAGGAGACGGTTTCTCATAAAGCCCGTCCTCACAAAGCACGCTGTTGCACGGCTCACCTCCGCGATAATGCGCCACATGACAGGGCTTTGCTCCGCACACCACGCACCCCGCTCCCTGCTCGCCGCCGAGTGCAGCGATGTAGCCCATGTACTTCGGGTCACGCACGCGCCCGGTCTTCGGCGTTGGGGGGCTGGGAGCTATGCGGGACATTTCACCCTTCCTTTGGCAGGCGCGCCATAGGGAACTGGTCCCATCCTGATTCTGACGCCCCGATCTGGTCAATTGTTAGCCGCGCACGGTCAAGCAGCTTGAGCACGGCTTCGTCATTGCCGAGTGGTGCGAGCGCGCTGGCCATGGAACCAATGGCAAGATGCAGGTCAAGCAATGTGCTCCGAATGTTTTCCAAATCCCTATCGTCCATCTCACCCTCCTATCCGTTCGGCCATCCGGCCAGTGCTCTGCTCGAACGTCATCATAAGTTCGTCAAACGCGGCAGCGGCCTCAGGGTTGCTGTCAAGGCCGGCACGAGAGGCAACGCCACACCTTTCGCGGAGCCATTGCGTTGCGTGACTCTCGCTTGGCTCGGCAGGCATCCAGCCTCTTGGGCATCCATCTTTTTTCCAGGCCCATTTCTGAAACTCCGGGTCCTTACACCGCAGGGCTGCCTTCTGACTGCGTGTCATATCGGACCAGTGCCGCTTGGTCTTTTCCTGCCCCACAGGAGCCGCTACAGCGTCATCGTCGTCCAGGGGCACGGCAATGAGCCCGAAGCGCTGGCCCTTCTCACGGCCCGTCTTGAGGCCCTTGAAGGGGTGCCTTTCGGAGCCGTCCGGTCCATCGTCCAGGAAGAACTCGACATACTGCCCCTTCCGGGCCGTCTCGCCGTGGTTCGATAGCTGCGCTTCTCCGCAGTAGGTCATCTTGCCGTCGCGGATGGCGGCCGTGATGTGTTCTGGAATTGACACAAACGCCTCCCTTAGAACGGCACCTCATCATCCAACTCGTCATCCGGCGGCGATGCGGGCGGCGGGGCCTCGGGAGCCGTTTCGAACTCAGAAATGCGGGACCGCTCGACCCACTGCTCCAGTTCGAATATCGGCTCGAAGCTGTCGCCGTTGATGCCCTTGATGATCGATACGCCGGTGCAGCGGAAGACCGGCACCTTTTTGGGGTTGGCGGCCTTGCCCTTCTCGAAGAGGTCGTAGGCGCGCTTGACGGAGCCCTTAGCCGCGTTGGCGTTGGAGGTCCACTGCCGCAATCCGAGAGGCTGCCCACCAAGATGGGGAACGGGGTCGGAGCCGTAGACCATGACTTCGAAGCCGTCCTTGTACTGCGCCTTGCCGATGGGTTCGGGACGGGGTTGACGTTCGCCATTGTAGTCCCACACGAACTGCGGCGGGGAAGCGGGCGGGAAGCAAATCCAGCCGGTCTTGATGTTTTCGAAGTCGATGGCGAAGCGTGGGTTCTGGACCTCGACCTCATCGCCGTTTTCGTTCTTGACGAACCATCGGCCAGCCTTGGCATTGTACTTGAGGAACGGTGTATAATCACCGCCAGTCGTTAAATTAAGAGTCACTTTCGTTCTCCTTCTTCGGTGTAAAGCTGGGGCACATGCCCCCGTTGATTCCGCTGCACAGCATGAATGGATCGAATCCTGTCCATTTGCCCTCAGCGTCGATCTCGTCGTGCCACGGAAGTCTCGGGTATTTGGAGCATATCCAGCGCCACCATGGGCGATTCTCCGATACAGCGTGGCGGTTGTCGCAGTCTTCGCAGAGGGTGGTCATCTGACGAAACGAGACACCAGATAACCGGCGGGCTCCAGGATGATCGGGACAGAGTGGTTCGCCAAGAGCGCCCCGATAAGGATCAGAACGCCGCCCACAAAACACAGCACTCCGCCGCACTCAGAGGTCATGTTGTAAACCGTGCCAAGTGGCAGCAACCGCCGTCCATGCTTGATTGAATAGAACGCACAAATCATCATGGCTGCGCTAAGGGCTAATGACACCCATGCCTCCACCATTGTATAGCGAATAAGCTTTTCGGTCAGTATCGGCGCATATTCTGTTGCCGCACCTTGGCCTTGTTCGATAAGCTCAATGAGCTTTTCCGTGAGTTGGTCTTCCATCACTTCTGATCCTTCTCCTGGCAGAGGGTGGTCATTCCTTTATCTCGAACAGGTGCCCAACGAGGGTGCCGTCGAACATCTGGAACGTGCCAATGTACTCAACCAATTCCTCGATCTTGTGTCCTGTTCCGGCCAGTCGGAAGGTGCGGCTTTCGGTTGGCGCCAAAGGATCGACAAGGCACCAGATCATCGGTCCGCCATGTTGGGCCTGAACGCTGAGAATCTGTGCTCTTATGGGCATGGTCAGGGAGAACGTATCCGTGCTCGGCACTTGAAATTTCCAAACTGCTTTCATCACTCCGCATCCTTCCTCTGTATCTCCTGCGCCAACTCAAGGATGGTCTTCAATCTCTCCTTGTGGACGGCCGGAACTTTAATACTTGATTGCACGTAAGTGTGCGCATGAAGCAATTCCCGATAGGCCATGTCGATATGATGGGCCAATGCCTGCTGGTCGTCCCTGTAGTCCCTCAGGCGGGCGTGGTCTTCGGGGTTCATGGCTTGGTCCTGGTTAGATTTCTTGCCAGCCGTGCGGCCAACCCTGCCGCAATAAAGAATGGCCAAAGAATCAAGGTCACCATTGCTGCTCCAATATCGTTCGTTTTGGCATGCACAGCCGATGCCATTCCAGCCCCGATACTGACGTACAGCGCAACAAGAAGTACCCAGGCCCACCAAGTCATGACGCAATCCACTCCCCAACAGAGAACCCGAGCCAAACCATCATAGCAGCGCTCAGCAGGCACAGCAGAAGGCCAACCCAGCGCCATAGCCGGGGGCGCTTCGTCTCCGGCGTGGTCATGTGGATGTTCAGCAGGCCGGCCTTCACGAGCGGGGACGGCTGATCGAAGCGGCGGGGGTTTCCCCAAAGGCGGGTCATGTCAATCCAATCCTGTCTCGGGTTTAGCCTGTCGAATACGATGCGCCATCAACTCGAAGGCGTCCGCAAGCTGTTCGCGCCGTTCTGGCGATTTTGGGAGCCAGAATGTCACCGCGCTACGGTCGTCGTCTTTAGGCGGGTGGTGCAATCGGTCGCTGCTATGCAGCATTAGGCGAACAGCGGTATAGACAATCCCTGTGTTGGAGCGCTTTTCCTCGACCTGGACTTCGTTTGTCATTTCTTGGCTGTAAACGTTAATTCGCATCACTCGTCTCCTTCTGTGGGGTGGCGAAAACTCTCGCTGCTTTCGCGAAGTCCTTGGTTAGCAATTCATAGCGGCCATCGTTGGTCGCATTGGCTATGACCAGACCGCTCCCGCGAACTGATTTGGCGTATCGGACAAACGGCATCAGCGCCCCCTCCAATTCCGCCACGCGGGTTTTGAGCGCGGCGTTCTCTGCTAACAGGCGCTCGTTTGCCTCCTCGCCATGGACCGGGCAATTGTCATCCACCGGCTCTGGCAAGGGAAGGCAAGTGCATATATATTCGCTCATCCCGCATCTCCTTTGCTGGCCTTGTTGAGGGCGTCTACGGCTTCTTTCTCCCACTGCGCCACTGCCTTGCCTTGTTTCTGACCGATCTCATTCGTCATTTGAAAACTGCAAACACCTAGACGCCTGGCTGCTCTGTGCAGCGCCCCACGCAACCGCTCAATCTCCGCGTCCTTCTCATCACAGAGCGCCCGCAAGCGGCGTATCTCGGCGGTTGTGCAAGCAAGCGCTGTGCGATACCACAGTGGGTCGAGAGCACATTTTGGCATTGACCCATGCGGCCACTTCTCGTCTACCTCCAGGGCCTTCTCAATCGCATCTAGGTCTAGGGGGCTGTCGGTCATGGCAAATTCCTTGCGGCATGCTCGCCCTCTTCAGTCAAAGACCATGCATCCCAGCCGTTCCAATAGATGACTAGGCCAAGATCCCTCAGGGCCTTGAGCGCAGGCTTCTCCTTGCGAATGCTCATGCTGTAACAGCCCTTCCAGTCGGCCAGCTTTTTCAGCATGGCGGTTTGGTCATCGGTCAAATTGTCGGTCATGATTGGCCCCCTTCGAGCGGATGCGGGCATGGGTCCAAAAGACAGAGCGGGTGCGAATAGGCCGGGTGCGCCATCGCTTCGCGCTCAGACCTGAACGAAAGCGCCTTTTCCGGGTCCGCTGTCGTGAATGGCCCTATCTCCGACATGCCAGCCAGCCACAGCGGCTTGCCGTCCACTTCCTTGAAATACTTCAGGGCGAATGTCTTGCTGTCAGTCATGGGGCTACTCCGCCTTATCCAGTTCATCCATGGCCCACTCGACGGCCTCCGCACGCTCTCTGAACCTGTCGCCATCTCGCCATGATGTGGACGATCCGTTCTCGCACTGGAGTTCACGCTGGCGGTAGCTCTCGGCAATGTCCTTCAGCAGGCGCATCTTGTTCTGGCGCTGGACCTGCTCCAGGGTGCGGGGCGCGCGGGTGAGGTAGGGGCTGATCATGGTGTCTCATTCCTCCTTCTTGGCGGGCAATGGCCAGTCCTCGGGCTCGTCGTCGGACAGCCACAGAACAAGGCGGTCGTATTGCCACTCTTTTTCGGCACTTCCGGCCCAGGCGGCGGCCCAGGCGGCGGCCCCGGCGGCGGCCCAGGCGGCGGCCCAGGCGGCGGCCCTGGCGGCGGCCCTGGCGGCGGCCCAGGCGGCGGCCCCGGCGGCGGCCCTGGCGGCGGCCCAGGCGGCGGCCCCGGCGGCGGCCCTGGCGGCGGCCCCGGCGGCGTCCCCGGCGGCGGCCCCGGCGGCGGCGGCGGCGGCCCTGGCGGCGGCCCTGGCGGCGGCCCTGATCTCGCCGCGCGCAAAAGCCCTGGCGGCTTCGATGGCCGTTCGCGGCCATGGCGATGTTCCGGTCTTCTCGTAAATATGCAGAACGCGAGCGGCACAATCCGCCATCCATAACCGCAAGCGGCGCTCGACATCCTTGTTTTCAAGAGCGACGGTGGAAGCGACCCACACCAGATCGCCGAACGACACGCCCGCGGACTTAGCATCGGCAGCACTGTACGGCCCCTTCCAGCGGTAGGCGCGGAGCTTTTTGGTCACGTCCTTGAAAACACCTTCGCAAGGCTTGAGCCGCCGCAGTTCTGCGATGGTGAGTGTCGGTGCGGTCATCTCTCATTCCTCCTGATCTTCGGCCACCTCGGCCTCGTGAAGATCAAGAACGATGTTCCATAGGGCGTCCCCATAGCCGATGATGCCGTTCCAGCTGAGGTACTCATCGAAAATCCGCGCAGCATCCATTCTCTCGATCTGTTTGTCTGGGAAGCCACGCTTGCGGACATCTTCCAAAACGTCTTCTCGGATGTTCTCAATCTTCATCTCTCGTTCCTCCTTGGGGCGGCCCTATTCGACCTGATAGCCGGCACCATTAAGGGCGGCCTCGTGGTTCAAACCGCCGCGATAAGAGCCATCCAGTTCGCCAAAGCTCAGGCAGTTGCCGTTTTCATCGGCAGGGAAGATGTAGGTTTCGGCGCCGGAAAACATCGCGACTGTCGCCGAGACAATGACGAACTCGGTGCTGTTCTCGGGCGACTGTTCATTGCCTTCGTCGTCCCACGATGAACCCCAGCCGATAGGCTTTGACAGCTTGTAGAGCTTTGCCGTTCCGGTCCAGCCGTCCAGGTCTTTAACAAAAGTTGCCTTGTCCATCGTCTCGTCTCCTTGGGGCGGCCCTCTAGCGGGAGGCTTTCAGAAGACCGCCCCAGGCCCCTTGTTGCTGTGTGTAGGGACAACATAATCCCACTGGAATAGGAATGCAAGGGAAAAAATACGCTTGCAATGGGAAAACCGGGGTGCTATCTATGGGGAGACATGGATATCTTACAGCAGCTAAGACAGGCCCGTGAGGCAGCCGGTATCAGCCGAGCCAAGCTGGCCGTGAGGGCGGGGCTCAACAAGAACAGCCTTGCCCGCATGGATGACCCGGGTTGGAACCCAACGGCTGGGACCATCAATAGCCTGCGGAAAGTCTTCAGCGACATGGAGGCGAAAATGCAACAGGCCGGGGAAAGCCCGGCCCCCTCCGGGGAGAGTGCCATATGACCACCCTTTGGAAACGAGCCCGCCTCGCACGGCAGAGAAAGCTGAACCACCGCTACGGCTTGCCTGACCGTGAATTGCCGAGCTTCACCAAGAAGTGGACCAAGGCTCGGCGGAAGGGCACACGATATGCCTAACCCTACGGCAGAAGAGCGTGCGCGGGACTTCTTTGGTGACCAGCCGGAAGCCCTAGCCCTGATCATTGCCCTTACCAAGCAAATCCGCCAAGCCGAGCAGGCCGCCCGGAATGAAGGGCTCTTGCAGGGCTTGGACGACGCGCTGACTAGAGCAAACGAACACTTGATCTATGTCACAAGCCAGGGCCTTAGCGCCCGTGTTGCGTCTATCAAGGCGGTTGTGAATAGCATCAAGGCCGAACGTCAATTGGCCGTTGCCAGCACCCTAAAGGCCAAGCCATGACCACCACCCGCACCTATCGCTACGGCGGCAAGTCGCTCAAGGTCACTTGGACCCGCTACGAGCGTTACACGGTGGTCCGTTACGAGTGGCTGTCATGAGCAGCGTAGAGACTTGGACCGATCCAGTTCTGTGCGCTGTGGCGGCGTGGAAGGACACGCCTAGAACAGCAAGGCCGGGTACTATCGTTGTTCAGTCACGTGGTAACTGTCAAAAACCCCGGAGCCGGTGTATCGAAGTCCGGCCCGCAGCGCACGCCCCGCAATGAACATCACCCTGCCCTTCCCCCCGAGCGTGAATAGCCTTTATGCCGATGGCGCTAGAGGCAAATTCACGAGGAAGCGGCCAAAGTCCAAGGTCTATGTGAAGTGGCGGACGCTGGCGATGGGCGAGTTGCTTTTGCAAAAGGTTAAGCTGGTCCCTGGCCCTGTCAGGATCAGACTTCTCTACAGCCCGCCGGACAAGCGAAAGCGCGGGATCGACAATTACCCAAAGGCTGTGCTCGACCTGCTGGTCGATGCCGGTGTCATCCTAGACGACGAGCAGTCGCTTAGAGGTTTCAGCGCCGATTGGGACGAAACTCGCAAGCCCGGCTGCTACATCACGGTGAGGCAGGTATGATCAGCGAAATCGACATTTGGGGCGACCGCCTCATGGCTGATGGCCGCCAAGTTGGCGTGCTTTCTGGTGAACCCATCGACCTTAACCGTTTCCGAGACTTGATCGCGGAAATCCGTCACGACCCGCGCTCCGAAAGCCGTCCCGACCTTGAGGGAGAGATCGACGATCTTGGGGCGACCGTTGGAAGTCTTGAGTGTGAAAATGGCGGTCTTAGGGACGAGATCGAAGACTTGGAGGCCGAGCGCGACGAGTTGCGGGAAAAGATAGCGGCCCTAGAGGCCGAGTTGGGGGCAAAATGAAAGCCTCTTTGGATTCCGCTAAACTCTTGGCGGCACTTAAGCGAGCCTCTCTCGCGGCAGAGCGCGATGGCATATGCGGGCATGTCCTGCTGATTGCCGAGGGCGACCTCTCCGTTCAAACCACCGACATGGTGATCTCTTACAAAGAACATCTGGACGCCAAGATTGAGTCCGGACGAACCGTCGTCAATGCCGCGCTCCTTTCCAAGGCTCTTAGGGGTGGGCCTGTAAGTCTGGCGCTTGATGACCATACCCTTGCGATTCAATCCGGTGACGCCGTGGCGCACCTGCAAACTCTTGGGCCGGATGCGTTCCCGGAAAGCCTGGGCTTCAGCAAGGACTACCCGTGCCAGTTCGTTATGGATATCGAGGTCTTTGCCCAAGCCCTTAATTGGTGTCTGCCAAGCCTTGAGCCCGAGGATTCGGTGCGGCATCACCTAACTGGGGTCGAGTTACGCTATGGGATCGACCTGTTGTTCACCGGATCGGATGGAAAGATTCTGACACGACGTAGCCTGCCCGCCCCCCTGGGCGCCAACAATCTGCCGGAAAACGAGGCCGGCGCCCAATCAATCATTATCCCGAAAAAGTTTTGCCGTCTTGTGGACCAGCTCGAAGGCGACGGACTTTTCAAAATCAGCGATTCGGTCATATCGGTCGAGGCTGGCAAGCGCCTCATCATATCCAGGCTTCTCGATGGCTCCTATCCCGATGTGAGCAAGATGTTGCCAGATCGCTCAGCGAATAAGATCGTTTTCGGACCGGAGTTGACAAGCGCAATCGAGTACATCAAGGGACTCGGCTCCGGCAGGGTTTCCATCAATGCAGCCGGCAAGACGGCGACGGTTGAAGGTGCGGCAAGCCAGGTAACGGTGCCTTGCGAGGGGCATGGGAAGATAGGTTTTGATATCGCTCATCTGTCGCGTGCCTGCAAAGCCTCAGACCGTCTCATTTTCTTTGTCGGGGAGCACTCCTGCTATCTTGGCGAAGCTGACACCGTGTTGTGTTCCATGCTGCCAGAAAGAGTTGCTGCCGCAGCATGACCCCCACCGCCATAGCCCGAGCCTACCACTGCCCGACGAGGCAAGCATGACGCCGCATCAATCAAACACCCTGGCCTTTATAAGATCGTACTGGGCGGAGTGCGAGATAGGGCCAACATATGATGAGATCAAAGATTATCTCGGCCTCAAGAGTAAGTCAGGCGCCTTTCGTTTGGTAGATGCTCTGGTTGCTCGCGGGCTTGTGGAAAAGAACGCATTCGGCATTCGCTCCGTCCGCCCTGTCGGCTACTGCCCAACCTGTGGAAAACCCTGTGAGTAGCGGGGACGATATAGAGGAAACCGTTGTTTACTGGGCACAAAACGGCGTAACGGCGCAAGAGGTTTTGGTATCCATGGGCGCGCTGGATGTGCCTTGCTGGCGAGCGGTCATGGTGCGGATGATGCTGTGGAACAGCCGGCATTTGGAAAGCGAACTGGCCGGCATGACATGGAACGAGACGGAACGGGAATTGACGGGACGATGATGCTGCGGCGACGCTCTCGGGACAACATGCATCCCCGGCAGGTCTGGGGATGATGCGGAAATACCCAATACCGCATGGCTCGGGAGCGTCACCGGAGTAGCATTGGAGGTGCGAGCTGCGGGATTCGCCACCCGGACACCGTGACCGAATAGGGCGTCATTGCGATGTAGGGAGCGGGCAGTGAGCACAGGAGTAGCATTGGAGGGTGAGATGGACATAGAAACGGCCCTGTGCACGATTGCGGACCACTATTATTCCAACGGTGCCAGAGACGGATGGAACAGGGCGCTTGCTGAGAAAGAGCCAGTGCCTGGCTCCAGACGTCCTCCTTTGCGAGCCTTCAAAGAGGCAATGGCATTTCTGAATGAGATGGCTAGACAACCCGATGAGCAAGGAGGGTGAGATGAAACCGGGCGTAATTTGCGTCATCACAAGGAAATCGGATGGCGTGGTTCTCGGCGTCGGGGCTGATTTCGATGCTGACCGCCCCGGCGGCTTCAGCCTGGAGCAAGCCCAAAACCGCCGCGCCAGAGAGCGCGCCAAGTCCGATTTTGTCAGAAAGCAATGCTCGGGCCTGATTTCCGATGGCCTTGACAGCTATCAGGTGGGGCAGATTGTGGATGCCCTAATCGGCCGAGACAAGATCGTTATTCAAACAGAGGCGGTCGGTGGTGAGGGCTAGACAGCCCGATGAGTCTGTGCCACAAAAGAGATGAGCCCAGCACCCTTAACGGGCCGGGCTCATACGCGGGTTGGTTTGGACGCCGGAACCCGCGCAGGCCATGAACATAGGCCACAATCTCCTAAATATCAACCAGGTGTCCAAGCGTTTGGTCCGCTCCGTGTGCGGGCTGTTCTGTGGAGACGTGCAACATGCGTAAGGAACCCTTGGGCGCCGTTGTGGCTCGAAAAGTTCTCTTGCAAGGCGCATGGGCCAACCCGAAAGGACGATGTTGGGTAGCGCCCAGCCTTGGCCCCAGTGCCAGAAGGCCAGCACGTTTCCACAGAGCAGCCCTAGCACTCAAGCGGGGGATTGGTGAAGGTGTGCAACATGCGTAGTGGACTCACAACCCTTGGTGCTGCGGCCCCAAGGCCACTGAACGATCCGCTCGCTTGCAAGGCGCATGTAGGCTGGCTGGTCGCTGGCTGGACCCACACCTTCACCAATCCTTTGCAAAAGCGATCACTGTGGCCCGCAGGATGGGCGTTCTGTGATGCGTAGCGGCGTGGAAAGCAGACACGCTTTCGAGCAAGGTAAGGGTGTGTTGTCAGGAGAGGCTGAGAGGAAGACGCTTGTGACCCTGACGAACGGCGGGATAACCAAGGAACAACTGCCGTGCATTGTGGCCCTAAGCCGGAGTAGCGTCCGGCCTACGCATCACAGAGCGTCTATTGGAGGCCCCAGGGTTGACCTGTGAATGAGAATGGCCTACAAAAGAAAAGCCCCCGGATCGGTCGGGGGCGTCTACGCTGGATGATGGTTTGGCGGCCGAACCCAGCGCAGGAACGTCAATATAGACGAAACTCCCTGAAAATCAACCCGGCCGCCACAGATAGCGTCTCTGTTGCGAGCCCATGCGCGGGACTTAAAGGCGGCCGGACCAAGACGGCCAGGCTCTTGACGCAAAACCCCCGAGAAAGGACCACGAATCCCGTGGCTTGTGCGGCGGTCGCCTACATGGCTGCCGCATGGGGCTCCAGTTGGAACCGGCAGACGGGAACCGTGCCGAGGCCCAGGAAGCTCGCTGCCCGCCTGCGCCGCTTGAGGCACGATGTAGGTTGTATGCTTGTCCGGCTCCATACGTTGCATGCAAATCCCCTTTGGCTGCGGCCAGGGGGGTTTTGTTTCTATCCTCACCACCGTTGCATGGACTTGAGATGCTACTGAAAGACGCAAACGAACTAATCACCCTGGCGAGAGACGCGATCACCGAAACCCTGAACGCTGTCAGGGAAGATGGGGTATGCAGGCTCTGCCAGGCAAAACAGGGTGTACAGCATTCGGCGACTTGCCCTGTCTGGAGTTTGACGCAATGGCGTGGTGAATTTTGGCGGCGGAATGAGCCTGAATTGAAGCTTGAACCGTAGGTTATGCCCAGAGCAATGGAGGAAAGAGATGAAAGCGCGCCGCCACCACAACAACAAAGGTTGTCGCCAGATCAAACGCGGCAAGACGCGCGATCAGGTCAAGCGGATGGCTGAGAAGCTTGGGATTCCTTACGCGCCTGTAGTTCAACTGGCAGAACCGGACCCTCATAAGGTTCACGATCCAGGTTCGAATCCTGGCGGGCGCACCAGTTCTCTGGAGGAAAACAGTTGGTTGTGTGCCTCCTGCGGGACTGAATCCTCTCTTAAGTTTCGTTCTTGTGGCTGCCCAACGGATGTTTTGTATAGGAACCAGGAAACTGCCCTGAAAATAGAGCGTGGATCAGAGGAGGGAAAAGATGTCTAACAGCAGCTTTGATAAGTGTAGCTTTTTGGCCCAATTCTGTTGCTTTTTTGGGCTCCACTGTTGGGGGCCTTGGGGCAAGATTTATTTGGATATGTTCCAGAAGAAGCGTTGCGTTCGTTGTGGAAGATACAAAGAGAGGGCTCTTTGATGACCTTCTCCGCCTTCTGGAGCGAGCAGATTCGCAAGGAAGCCAAGAAGGCTGCCGAGCGAGCATGGAACAAGGCACTGAAGGAAGCCACGGCAGAGGAAATCCTGGCTGGCTGGCGCAGATCGAGGGACCACTACTCGACACGAGAGCGTCAGTTCATTCCCTTGCCGTCAACATGGCTCAATCAGGGCCGCTGGATGGACGAATATGGCGACGAGCCCAGCGCCAAAGAGTGGTACGACCGCAGGCATACGCCAAGATGCAGCCAATGCAAGGTGGAAGGCGTTAACCTGATTGGCGAGCAGGGCAAGTGCCATGACTGCTACTACGGGCTGAGGGTAGTGAAATGAGCGAGACGTTTACGATCAATGAGCTTGATCGATATGTTTTGGAATGTCTGACCAATCTGTCCGCCATTGAGCGGCGGGAAGGTTCTGACGGGTGGTTTCAGATCGACGCCTTACCTCCGCTGTGGGCTGTTACCATTGAGCGCTTGGTGCTTCTCGGTCTTGTCGAGCACAGAGCTACGCACCCCAGCCGGTATCGGCCGAGTGAGCAGGGCGAGAACTTACTGATTCAGCTTGAAGCTGATTAACCCCTTCCATGGAGGTGGAGAGATGATCGCGTTTATTGATGCCCTTCGGCGCCGAGATGCAAAGCAAGCAGTACTTTGCGCGTCAATGATTGGTGCTGTGGTTTTTGTGATTTGGTGGTTGGCATGACCCATCCCATCACAGACGAAGATATCCGGAACACGACGCCGGACTGGGAGGGCTTAGTGCTTTCTGCCGGCCGTTTGGCTGGCAAGGTTGGCATAAGCCACGACAGACGATTGCGGTTTTCCTTCGCCCTTGCCGGCAGTTCCGTTCATGCTCCGCAGCGAATGTTTCTCAGGCTGGTCCGGGAGGGCAAGATTGACCCGAACGGGGTGCCATTAGAGCGAGCAAAGGAACCATCATGACTGACAACAAGCCAAGATATAGCCTCAATCCTGATGGTTCGATCTGGTTTGAAAACTATGGAGACATTCATATAGCCATGACTGACGACAAGGCCGTAGAGGCGGTGGCGAAAGTGCTTCATGATCGGTTTGGGATGCTTCCATGGGCCAGTGGCACCGACTCGACGCGAGAGTATCACCGCGACAAGGCCAAGGCAGCCATAGCCGCCTACAAGGCCCACCTGGAGGCGGAGGGGATGGTGGTGGTGCCGAGAGAGCCGACGCGAGGCATGTTGGAGGACGGCGCCACGGCGATTGAAGATTGTGACGAGGGCTCCCGGGGGTCTTACGGTTGGGAGCCGCATTGGAATTTCCCCAGGGCCGCGTTTGAAGGCTGGCAAGCCATGATCGACCACCTAAGACAGCAGGAATAGGCCCTACCTGGGCCGGGTGGGGGTTAGGCGATTGGCTCAATGATTGCGTCTGCTGGAATGTGATCTCCGTCGCGCCCAAAGCAGTAATCAACGCCTGCTTGCCAGCGGCCCATAAGTAGATCGCAATCGAGCAGGAAGCTTGCGGACCGGACCACTTCGCCTGTGTTTAGCATTTTGATGGCGGGCTGGCCGACTCCGCATCTGACGTGAGCGTAAACAGTGTCGCCCTTGCGGATTTGGTGGGTTGGCTTTCGCATCGTAGACTTGCGTTTCATCTGTCCTCTCCTTCAGTAATCCACAGCCGCAACGGCCCTGGGATTGATCACTCAATAGTCAGGCCCTACCTGGGCCGGGTGGGGTTAGGATGTGTACTTGGCGCGCTCGACTGGTTCCCATGTCTTCCAGCCATCGCCAGTATAGTGCCCGCAAAGCTCGTGCTCGATGACCTTGGCGACCAAGGATGTGATGTTCTGATACGGATTGTGTTTCTTGACCAGTTCTCGCAACTTTTCGTCTTCGTCCAAGTCTTCTGGCGTCACGCCGCAAAGGCGGTAGATTAGGCTGGCGGGGGTGTCGCTGCCGGGCAGGTCACGGTCTTCGGTGTAGTCGCCAACAACGGCGATTCGGTCGCCGGCCCATCGTCCGATGACAGCCAAGGCGGTTTCCTGGTAAGGCGCTTCCAATGGTTCGTCTGCCGCACGGCTGGTGCGACCCGCCCCATGGGCATTCCGGTAAAGATCGAAGTCGCCGCCGCCGCGCCCATTGCTGCAACAACAGAGGATGAAAAGGGCGTGGGGCGTGCCGGGATTGTTGGCGATTTGCTCCCATTGCTTGAGCCCGCTTCCCAATTCGTGGGGATGGATAAACTCGCGTTTGTCGAGATTCACAACTTTGTGGTACTGTCCCATAACCTTCCTCCTTCAGTAATCCACAGCCGCAACGGCCCTGGGATTGATCACTCAATAGTCAGGCCCTACCTGGGCCGGGTGGGGTTAGGGCAGGGGCCAGTCTTTTAGTTCTGGAGTGGACAGGCGCGTGACTAGACGGTTGCGCTGCCAAGTCTGGCTTGCGGCTTTGGCTGTGGTTCCGGCTGCTTCCCAATCAGCGGCTCGCGCGGCGTCAAAGGCTGCGTTTTCTGCTTCCAGTGAGTGTCTGGTTGCCGCCCAAGCTGCTGCCCAGGCTTTTACCCAAGCGGCATAGCGGGTTGCGTCATCGATTTCGCCGCGTGCGAAGGCGCGGGCTGCGGCGATTGCATTACGTGGGGCCGTGGAATTTTGCGCTGCTTCATAGATATGTAGCGTGTGTGCGGCACAATCGGCTCGCCAGAGCCGCAACTTCTGGTCAATGTCTTTTTCAAGGCGCGCTACCTCTGATGCTATCCACACTAGGTCGGAAAGGGGGGTATTGGCGTTGATTAGCGAAAGGATCATGCTTGTGTTGTTTGCCATCGTTCAATCTCCTGTGTTGAGTAATCCACAGCAGGGCCGCCGCAACGGCCCTGGAATTGATCACTCGTGAACGATTATGCAGCACCCTGCGCCATCAGGATCGGCCCAGCCCTTCGTAAGGGCCAGATCGGCCGCTCTCTGAGCTTCGTCCTCGGTGCCGCCGCGGCCTAAAACGTCAAGCGCGGCATGCTCGGCGCGGGCTATGTCGATACTGTTCGGGCTGCCGTGGGTCACTTCGATCTCGATTTGCATGGCGTTGCTCCTAATCCAAGGTTGGACACATCAAGCTAGAGCCAGTGCCTGAAAAAGCCCGCTAGACGCGGGCTAGGCTTGGCAAGCGCGAATCGATGCAGCGCTTTGCGAATTTACTCAGGCGCCAGGTTGCGGGTTTGATTTGGTCGGTCGGCACCGTGAGCAACCAGTTAGGATAGAATTCTTCGTGTAGGCAGATTACCGGGGTTCGTCCGTCGCTGTGTTCTTTGCCAGCTATCGCGGCTGGCAGGGTTCCGCCCATGCCAGACGGAATGTCAACAATTTCGATGCCACGATATTCCATGGTTTTTCTCCTGATTTGGCGGGCTCATTTAGGCACTAGCAGGTGCAGCATGAAAAAGCCCCTGTCGGGGCTGAGTATGTTAGGATTCGAAAGAGTTTATGTCGGCGTCAATCTTGGTGAGGCCGCTGCCGTGTGCCGACAATCGGATGTGCTGGCCACACTGGTAGATGTTATCAACGACGAAGGGTCCGCGCCGTGGCCTGGCTTCCCAGCGGTTGTCGTATGCGTTGAAAACCCTTGCTGCTGCCTTCTGGTAGACCAAGTCGCCAGTTTTGAACGGGCTGTAGTCTTCCGGCAGCCAATTTCGGTCAACAGTCATTGGTTTTTACTCCGGTCTAGTGGGCTCATTCATGCTGCACTTGGACTGTTTTGGATCGGTGGCTCTGGGGGGCGCCGTGTCCGGTGATGCTGTCCTGATACAACTGCCTATACGCTAGGCGTACAGAGAGATCAAGTGGAAAAATGCGCAGGTTTGACTTTTTTTCGTCAAGGGGTATATTGGGGTTATGGAAGGCCAGGAATTGAGGCGGCGGCGCCGGGCGCTGGACGTGACGCAAAGCGAGCTAGCGGCTCGTTTCAGCGTGCGCCAGGCGACCATTTCCGATTGGGAGCGTGGTAAATCGCCGATTTCGCATCCGGGCATGTTGGATAATGCGCTTTGTCATTTGGAAGCCCTGAAGGAGGATCAGGTATGATGCAATGGAGCGTGGTCATAGCCCTTCAGGTTACCGGAGCATTGCTACTGCTGTGGGCCCTCCAATGATGCAAACCCCTAGCCCATACGCCAGCCCTGCCTAGCAATCCAGCGAAGCCATGGTATAAGAGGCCATGACCGTTGATAAACTCGACATCAAGCGCGAGCGCTTCGCACAGGAATACCTCACCGACTCAAACGCCACACAGAGCGCCATAAGAGCCGGCTACAGTGCCGTATCGGCACACGTCCAGGGAACAAGACTGCTTAAGCACCCTAGGGTCGCTGCACGCATCACACAGCTCCGCAAGGAACTCGCTGAAAGCCAGCAAGTATCTAGGGAAAACGTCATTGCCGACCTCTATATCATCGCCAAGGCAGACGTCCTCGACTACACCATCAACGGTGTCCTGGACCTCACAAACCTGCCCGACGGAGCCTCTAAGGCCATCGAGCGGATCGAACAGGTGACCGACGCTCAGGGCCGGACAGTGACGCGTTTCGTCCTCTACAGCAAGCTCAAGGCTGCCGAGCAACTGGCTAAGCTATTGGGATGGAACGCTTCTGACACGGTTGAGCACCTGCACATGAAGGTCGAGATGGACGACACCGAGCGTGCCAGGCGCATGTTGGGCATACTGTACCGCCCGACCAGTAGCGAGAATGTCGTTGCAGATCAACGGGTTAAGCCCAACGGCGAGGGCTAGTTCCCATAAACCATGTTATGCGCGTTTGGCCCTGATGGGCTAAGTCATTGAAATCATTGAAGGGGGCCGGCCCTCGAATAGCGAAGGGGGGGGGCCTGACGGGCGGTGGCGGTGGCGGTGGCTCGCCCCTCCCCCCTAAAATTTCCCGAAATTCCCCGCCCATATGTAAGACAACCTGTGTTACAAATCTCCTCGTTTGTCTCACAAACCCCTTGTAAGACGCCTCCGATTGTGTTACATGTCTTACACAATGTCTTACAGGAGTTTTATATGAAGACCATCACCTTCCGCCCTGACCGGGACAACAGTTTGGTTCTTCCGGTTTTGATGGAGGTTTGGGGCTGCAATCGGTCGCAGGCGATTAACCGGGCCATCAGGGAGGCTGGGAAGTTCAACGAGCCTTCCGCCGGCCCTGACCGTCCGTTTAATCCGGATCCCCCTCCTTCTTCTCCATATCCTGCGGCGGCGGAAGCGCTTCCCGGGCGCAGCGGTGTTCTGACGCAGAAATCCAAGCCCCTGACCCGTGCCGAGCGCGAGGCGAGGGTGGAGGAGTTTCAGCGCAAGATGGCGAGGAAGGGGAAATGACCGATTCCCCGGAGATTGTCGGCACGGTGCTGGTGAAGATCACGCCTGAGATGATCGAGGCTGGCTTGGTGGAGCTTCTCAAGCACGGCGACGTTGGAGACGCCTTGAGCGAAGAAGAGGGCTTGGCCCTGATCGAGGCGGTTCTCCGCGCTGCCCTGGGGGTGGAGCCATGAGCGGTTGGCGTGAACGTGCGAAGGACTTGAAGCCCGGCGACTATGTGTTTGCCAGCAAGTATGAGGACGGCGACCCCCTCGATGGCTATGCAATAGGGTTCTATGACGGGACTTTGGCCAAGGTTCCCGTTCGGTACATGGTTGTGGACGCTGATGGCAATCAGTTCCGGGGTAACGGCTTTCGCAGGGTGCAGAAGGTTTCGACCCGTCGCGGCAACTGGCTGGTCGATCACTGGTCGGAAATGGAGGCTTCCTGCCGCTCCGTTTGGTGGTGGGCACGCCGGAGGATGGAGCCATGAAGACCGAGGAAGAAGCCCGCAAGTGCTGGTGCCCGTTTGCTAGAAGCGATTCGGCGCCGGGTGGCTCATACAACCGAGACTACCAGGGCGGCGGCGGCAAGCTTTGCATGTGCATCGCCTCGGGCTGCATGGCGTGGCGGTGGGGCAATGAACAAACGACCGTTGAGGTGGATCGCACTCAAGACGCCTCTTGGAAAGAGGCACTTCAAAGGCAGGGCTGGTCGTGCGAACGAACCTATCGCAGCGACGATGGCCGAGTAGAGTATGAAATGCGGCTGGTGCAAGCCCCCAGCGGATTCTGCGGATTGGCAGGCGAGCCATGACCCTCCTATCCGACCTACAGTCCGCGACGGCCGGCAGCCGTGAGTTGGATGCTAGAGCAGCGCTCGCTGTCGGGTGGGTACATCAGCCAAATGTTGCCCATAATTTCAAGTGGCGTGATCCTGAAGGCTTCGACCGTCCCAACATCCCCCACTACACCACTTCCCTGGACTCGAAGCTGCCGGGCGAAAACATTGTGCAGGTCCATTACGATGGCGACAATTGGATTGCTTACCACCGTGGCGAAGACTTTGGGTCGTTCATAGGCATCGGCAGGACGGAAGCCCTGGCCCGCCGAGCGGCATGTCTCAAGGCAAGGGAGAAAGACTGATGGACGACCGCAAGCTGCTGGAGCGTTTCGTCGATGGCTGGCGCGAGCTGCCGGAAGACCCGATGTGGTTCCATGAGGATGCCGTCGCCGTGGCCCTGAGAAAGGCCCGCAAGCAGGCCCTGGAGGAAGCAATGGCCGGTGAGCCCGAGTTGCCGGAATTTCTGGAATGGCTGGCTGACAGGCTGGTTCAAGTGTACGGCGAGTCCCCAAACACGGATTTTGTTCTGGGTTGTCGCCGTCGTGCCGGCATCCTGCGCGCCCTGAAGGAGAAAGACTGATGGCCAGCGAAGACGCGATGCAAAGGGCCCTGTCCTGAGGCACGGACGCGACTGATCCTGTGGACTTTTAGGGCGGTTTCTTGTATGGATCGCCATGCCCTGGGGTCCGAAGGATGCTCGGCGCCATGACAAGGACGCCGTAACGGCGAAAAAGCAGCGCCAGTGGGCGCATGTCGCCAACGCGGTCCTGAAGCAGACGGGCGACGAGGGCCGGGCCGTCCGGGCGGCCAACAACGCGGTGCGCAACCCCAAGCAGAAGGACCGCAAGTGAGATTCCAAGCGCTGGAAACCTTCGACAGCCCCGAGACGCGCTCGACCTACGTCAAGGGGTTCTCCTACACCATCAGACCGGGGAATGAAATCCTCGCAAGGCTTGCAAAAGACTGGCTGGGACGTGGTATGATCGAGATGCACCCAGGCAGCGAACCGCCATCGAATGTCGCGGGCCAGGGCATCGTCACCTAGGAGCCCCCCCATGGCAGTTACCCACCCCTCCTCGATGCGCAACCTCATTGCCGATACCGTCACGGCCCAGGTCGATGTCGGCTCGACCTTCGGACAGCTTCTTCTCCAGGCTTCCGGCTCGACCACCTTGGCGACCCACACCATGGCCTCGACCGCCTTCGGCGCCGCCTCGACCGGTGTCTGCACGGCCGCCGCGATCGTCGATGCGACCGTTCTGGTCGCCGGAACCGCCACGATCGGCCTGATTCAGTCCGCCACCCAGGCCAACGAAGTGCTGTCCTGCTCGATCACCTCCACCGGCGGCGGCGGCGATATCGAGCTGTCCTCGAACGTCCTTTCGACCGGTCAGACGGTTTCGATCACTGCGCTGTCCTATACGGCGCCGAACTGATGAATGGTCGCGCACGTCAACACCTCCACGGGTGATGTTACTTCGGCAAGCACGAACGTCGCCTTCGATCTGCCGTCGCACTCCTCCGGCCATCTGATCTGTGCCGATCTGGCCTTCTCGACCCCGACCTCCTCGGGCTTCACCGTCACGCCGACCAGCGACTTCACGGAGCTCTTCGATGTCTTCATTTCCGCCGCCTCCAACGCAGCGGCGGGCTCCTGGTACGGCCTCGCGCCCGCAGGGGGCTTCAGTACGGCGATCACCTTCACGGCTAGCGAGAGCGTAGGCGTTTCCTGGGTCACGTCGAATTATTCCGACCCCGATCCCACGACTCCCATTGCCTCGATCGGCGCCCTCAACAGTGGCAACAGCAGCGCCCCTCAGGCGCTCGCGACGGCGATTCCGAACGACAATTCAATCGTCCGCGCCGTCTGGGCCAACGACGACGACGACTTTCTCACGGTAACCGCCACCGGCATGACCCTGCGGGGCGAGGCCGGTGCCGCCACGCCCTCGAACGGCCGCCATATCGCGGTGGCCGACGAGGCGCTCTCCTCGGGTTCCTCGGCCGCCAAGACCTCCAATATGGCGGCCGAGGAATGGGTTGCCTGGCAATACGTGATCAACCCGATCCTGACCTCTTACGAAACTTCATCGGCGGCCAAGACCAAGGATGACGCGGGTTCCGATCTGGCCTCTTGCGATGTCTTCCTGATCAACGAGACCAACCCGCCGACCTTCGGGGATTACGTTCTCTCCAGCACCGCGACGGGCGTCTATCAGTTTACCGGACTGGCGACCGCCGAACTGGTGCGGGCCATCGCGTTCAAGGACGGGTCAACTGACGTGATGGACGTTACGGACCCCCTGACCCCAACGGAGACTTAACATGGCAACCTCGACTTTCTGGATGCTGGAGACGATCAAACAGGTCCGCGCCGATATTGCGCCGGGCATCTCGGGCTGGCAGCCAGGGACGGAAGGCCAGGGCGTGCGCGACCTGATCGCGACCGCTGAAGTGACGGTCGGCGTGCCCGAGTCCGACCGCACCAATATCCGCGTTTGGCTGATCGACCGTCTTCTGGTCGTGGTTGCGCCGCCGTTCCGCGAACTCGGGCTTGAAGCTTGGGAAGATCAGCTCCCGCGCGGGCAGTTCAACGCGGCCATGATCGCCGTCGAAGCCAGCCTGCAAGACCAATACGACGACGAGCAGGCGGAAGAGCCGGATTGATAGATGGCTTTTCGCTATCCATCGGCGGGACACTACACCTTTGCCGCGTCGGCGAGCGGCGATGTAGCGGAGCTGCTCTATACCGATCCGGTTGCGACCGATGCGACCCTGCCGCAGACCGCCAACACCGGCCGGCGGTGGAACTGGGAAGACGCCGACACGCCTTCGACGGATGTCGGCCCGACTTCGGGCGAGGGCGGCTCGCCCGAGGGCTATCTCTATACCGAAGCTTCCAGCCCGGCCGCCGCTGGCGATGTCTTTTGGATCGAGAAGGAAGACCCGGCTTCGGCCGGCAATCCCATCGCCTACGACGCCTCGACGAACGACATCACGGTCGAGTTTTCGACCAATCAGCGTGGCGACGAGAATATCGCCGAAATTCAAGTCTACACCAATGAGGCCGGCGCCGGTTGGGTCGCGCGGGGGACGGACTTCGGCGGCGGCGACGTGGCCACGGCCGGCACGCAAATCTGGCGCCAGCGCAGCGTCGATCTTACGGGCCTGATCAGCAATGCGTCGACCCGTATCGCCATCCGGGTCACTCTCGTTACGACGACGAGCCTTTTTCACCAGGATGTCGGCCTCGATCGCATCGCCTGGATCGGCATCGATTCGGTTTCTTACGAAGTCGACGTCAAGACTTTCGATGAGGGCGGCACGGCCCTTTCGGGCGTCACGGTCGATCTCTGGAAAGATACCGGCAGCAATACGCTGGAGTTCAAGAAGCGAACCTACTCCGACGGCAGCGGCCTGGCGACCCTCGCCGACCTGACCGACAATGCCGCGACCCATTTCGTCGTCGCTTCCAAGGCCCTGGAGCTGAAGGCCAGCTACGTCGAGAGCGGCAGCGCAACGATCACCTCGGCCTCGGGAACGACGATTTCGGTCAGCCTCGGCCAGACCGTCACGAAAGCGCGAACGCTCTGCTGGTACAGCCTCCGGGGCGGCAACACCTCGGCCATCACGCGGCCCCGCCGGCATAAGTTTAGAACGCAAATCAGCAGCGACGGCACGAAGATCGAGTTTATTCGGCTCGAAGCCGCCTCGGCCGAGGACGTGATCCTCGATTGGACCGTGGTCGAGCTGGCCACGGGGGTCCTGAAAAGCCTTCAGGAGGTCACGCTTCAGTCGTCGACTTCGAGCGCGACGGTCAATTCGACCATTACGGCAGTCGATCCCGAACGCACCGTGCTCCTGGTGTCGGAGTCCTACGACGCGACGACGGAAGCCGACCAGGACGTGGCGGCCACCTATGCGTTGACGACACCGACCAACATCCAGGCCGTCGCGGCGGCGGTGTCGGGCACGACTGGACAGAATACGGCCCATATCTTCGTAGCCGAGTTCAACGGCGGCGTAAGAGTGCAACGAGGCATCGAGGATTTGGGCGCCGACGCGGCCGGGTACAACAGCACCTATGCGATCCGCAGCATCGGCGACAACCCTGCCATCGTGGGCGGCCTGGGGTTGCGCGGCGGCAGCTTCTCGGTTGGCCGCAATACTTCCATGGTGTCCCTGGAGAACAGCACCAGTATTCGCATTCAGCGCACGGACATCGGGACGCGGATCGCGGGGGCGCAAGCTTGGCAGGTCATTGAAATACTCGACCGGGAAAGGACCGTTCAACAGGGGACGATTTCTTTTGCAAGCGGAGACGCTTCGCAGAACCCGACTTTTACGGCCCTGGGCACTTCGGCCACGATGTTCGACATGTTCTCGGGGCGCCCCAACTCGTTCAACAGCGACACGACGGATGTCACAAGAGAGGATCAGTACCACTTTTCCGCCGCGCTCGGGGCCGACGAAGACGACGTTCTGGCCCAGCGGGTCAACGCGCTCCGCGCCTTCAGCCTGTTTTACAACGTGTTCGATTGGCGCGCCGGGACTACGGTCGAGCCGGCCAGGGCCGATGTATCCGAAAGAACCATTACCCCGCAGGAAGCCTATTCGGGAACGGTCGATCTCTACCTGAGAAGCCAGGTCGACAAGTCCGAGACGGCCGGCGATGGCGATCTCAGGCTGAGAAGCCAGGCGTCGAAAGTCTCGACCGGCATTTCGGGCAACGGCGATCTCGCCGCTTCGGCCGCTTCTCTCGCAGGCCAGGGCACTTCCCAATCGGCCGGCCAGGGCGCCCTGACGGCCCAATCGAGCCTGGCCGGGTCCGGCACCTCGCGCTCGGTTGGTCTAGGCGCCTTGGCGGCCAACGACAATACCCTCGCGGGCCAGGGCGCCGCCGTCTCGCCGGGCAGCGGCAATCTCCAGGCAACGGCCAGCAGCCTCCAGGCAAGCGGCGGCCTGGCCGCGTCGGGCAATGGCACCCTGCCTTCCGGAGACTCCGGCTTGGCCGGCTCGGCCGATCTCCGGAGTCTCGGCGACGGCGGCCTCGCGGCCCAGGATTCAGCCCTGGCCGGTTCCGGCCTGTTGGCCAGCAGCCTGAACGGCGGCGGCGTTCTTCCGGCCGCCGCCGCGAGCCTGATCGGAGAAGGCACCGTTGCCGCCGCCGGCAACGGCGACCTCGCCGCCTCGGCCGCCGTCCTGGTCGGTCAAGGGCTTTCGCGAAGTCTCGGCCAGGGCGCTCTTGCCACCGCCGCGAGCCTGAATGGCGAAGGCGTGATCGTCTCGGCCGACATCGCCGGTGCGGGGAGCTTGGCTTCCGGCGCGGCCCAAATGGCCGCCGGGGGCATTTCTCAAAGTCTTGGCCAGGGAAGCCCCTCCGCTGAAGATTCGGCGCTAGCCGGCGGCGGAACGTCGGTCTCGTCGGGCAACGGGAATCTTCAGGACAATTCCAGCGTTTCCGGCCAGGGCAGCGTCATCTGGCTGGCCAACGGCGCCCTTGCGGCCAACGCGGCAAATGTGGCAGGTTCCGGGGTGTCGGGAAGCGCGGGTAACGGCAGCCTGGATGTCTCATTGGCCAGTCTGGCCGGCTCGGCCGACACCGGGGAAACGCTCGTGACGGGGCAGCGGAACTATGCCTATCGCAGACGCCAGAGCCTCAAGTCCAACACCCGCGCCGCATAGGAGAAGCCCATGACCAGCCGTGCCTTCGAACCCTTCAAGATGATCGCGGGCACCACCGCGCCATCGCTCCAGGTCGGCGCCACGAACGTCTTCGTCTCGACCGCCTCGGCCTTGGAATCGACCGCCTTGAAGCGAGTCTGGCAGGGTCCGTCGGGCCGCGCGGTCAGGGTCGCGGAGAAGGACGGGCGCGATTTCTGGCTCAACTTCGGCTCTTCGGCCATCACGGCCGGCGGCTCGACCGATTCCCTGCTGTTTTTGGGCGGCACCGTCGAAACCCAGCGCCTGGAGCCCGGCTGGACCCATGTGGCCATGCGGTCGGTTTCGACCTCGACCGGCGCCGTGGTCAACATCACCCTCGGCTATGGAGGCTGACATGCCGGCCCGCCACATTTCGACCACCGACATTCCCAGCGACGTGCTGATTTCCCTGGCGCGCGATCCCGACCAGTTCGAGAAGGGCATCCGGCGCTGGCAGGAAGCCGAAACCACCGCCAAGCGGGAGCAAAGGCGCCTCGCCGAGGTCGAGAAGAAGGCCTTGACGGCAACCGCCGCCCTGGAGGCCCTCAAGGCCGCCCACGAGGAAAGGGTCGCCGAGCGCGAACGGGTCTTCGCGATCCGTCAGGAAGCCCTCGATCAGCGGGAAACCAAGATCAACCAGCATGCGGCCCGCGACACCGAGGCTCGCCAAGTCCTCAAGGCCGACCGTGAGGAACTGGAGAACGCCACCAAACAGTTGCAAGAAGGCGAAAGGCGCCTGAGCGACCGCGAGGTGGAGCTAGATAACCGGGCCGAAAAATTGAAGGCGGACGAGATCGCCTTGGCGGCGGTCGAAACCTTGATGAAGGAGCGCGAAGCCCGTCACAAGGCCCAATGGGTCGAACTCCAGGAGCGACTCAAGGGCTTTGCTTGGTGACACCGGTCCTGATTCAGGCGGGCGGCCGGGGGCTTCGGCTGCACCCGCTGACCGACCATAATCCCAAGCCGCTCCTGAAAGTTGGTGGTAAGCCGATCCTGGAAACCATCATCGACGGCTTCGCGGCCCAGGGCTTCCGCCGCATCTGGCTTTCGGTCCACTACCGGGCCGACCTGATCAAGGGCCATTTCGGCGACGGCTCCGAGAAAGGCGTGAAGATCAAGTACCTGGAGGAAAAGTCCCCCCAGGGCACCGGCGGCGCGCTCAGATTGTTGCCGCGCTGGGACAAGCCCTTCATCGTTTCCAACGCGGATGTCTTGACAAAAATCAACTATGGGCACCTAATGGAGGCACACGCGCGGGCCAATGTGCTGGCCACCGTGTGCGCCGGCCTCTACCAGCAACAGATCAAATATGGCGTCATTGATAGCGAGGATGGCCGTCTTTTGCGGGTGCGCGAGAAGCCAATCGAGAACTTCCAGGTCAACGCCGGCATCTATGTGCTCGAACCCGATGCCCGCGACTTCGCGCCCGAAGGCCCCTTCGACATGACCGACCTGATCGAACGCCTGCCCCAAGCGGGCGCCAGGGCGGGCGCGGCGGTCTACCCCCTGACCGACTACTGGTGCGACATCGGCGGCTTCGAGGACTACGCCAGGGCCAATGCGGAGTGGAGCCATTGAGCGTTCTGGGCCTGATCCCCGCGAGGGGCGGTTCCAAGCGCATCCCGCGCAAGAACATCCGCCTTCTGGGCGAACACCCCTTGGTGCTCTGGACCATCTATCAGGCCAAGGAATCGGTCATGCTCGACGGCCTGGCGGTTTCGACCGAGGACCGGGAGATCGCCGATCTCTGCTGCGTTCATTGCGACGTGATCCGCCGCCCGCCAGAAATGGCCCACGATACCGCCTCGTCCTATCCCCTGATGCTTCATGCGCTCGACCTCTGCGGCGGGGCCTACGAGTATCTCTGCCTCCTGCAGCCGACCAGCCCCTTCCGGGACGCCGACGATATCGACCAGTGCATCGCGGCCCTGAAGGTTTCGGGCGCCCCCGCCATGGCCTCCTTCACGCAAGGCGGTAAGGTGCCCAACGGCGCCATCTATGCCGCCCACACGTCCTGGCTAAGGGAGGGCGGGAACTTCGACGGCCCGGCGGTGGAGCCCTTCTGGATGCCGCCCGAAAGAAGTTTGGATATCGACACCGAGGACGACTGGAGCGAGGCCGAAACGGCCCTGATGGCAATGGCATGAACCCTTTCCAGGACCGCTACGACGCCTGCAACGGCGGCACCAATGCATCGAAATATGCCGAATTGCCCGATTTTCCGTGCATTATCGACGTGGAATTGACCTCTTCGTGCAATTTCAGGTGCTTGATGTGTCCCACCGGCAACAGATCGCTAAAGCGTCCTGCGGTTCTCATGACGGACAAGACCTTGCTGGCGATTATCGACCAGTGTGTGGAGCACGATACGGCGCTGCGCTTTATCGGCTGGGGCGAGCCGACGCTGCATCCCGTCCTGGTCCCGGCCTTGCGGCAGGCCAGGGGCCTTCTGACGCACATCAACACCAACGGCTCCAAGATCACGCCGGAATTCGCCTTTGACCTCGTGGAGGCCGGACTTTCCTCGATCAAGTTCTCTTTCCAGGGCGTCGATGCGGAATCCTACGAGGAGATGCGGCAGATCAGGTTTTTCGAGGGCATGCTGAAGGCCATCAAGGTCATGCGAAGCGCACGCGGCGACAGAGCCCTGCCCTACATCGCGGCCTCGACCTCCATCACCTACGAGACGCCCAAGATGGTCGAGGACTTCCGCGCCCGGCTCGGGCCGTTGGTCGATCGCCTGTCGATCGGTCACACGACCTTCGACTTCATGGACATGAGCGCCGTGCGGCTCAGGCCGGGACAAAGGGCCATGCTGGAGCGCCTCAAGGGCTTGTCGAGCGATGCCAAGCAGCACCCCAGTCCTTGCCCGGAGGTCTTCCAGAAGCTCTCCATCCAGGCCGACGGGTCGGTGGTGCTCTGCTGCAACGATTTCGATGGCACGGTCAATCTGGGAAACGTGAACGCCATCCCGCTTTCCGATCTGTGGCGCCATCCCAAGATCGAGGCCTACCGGAAACGGCTGGTGAGGGATGATTACGACGCGCCGCTGTGCCGGGACTGCTACGACTATATGGACCTGACCGGATGACCGCCCTGGCGGCTCAGTACCGGCTCAAGGTGCCGCTCGGGAAGCAAAATCTCGCCATCGACGTGGTGGTCAGCGAACTGACCACCGAGGCCGACCGGGCCGCCATCGCGGAAATAGCCCAGGGCTTCGAGACGGCGATCGATGTCGGCTGCTTTACCGGCGGGTCTTCCAGCGCCATCCTGTCGGGCGGGGCCTCACTGGTCTGCGTCGATACCTTCCGGGGCACGGCGGGAGACTATACCGGCCGGGTGCCGGGCTGGATAGTCCTGCGTATTCTGGAGGCCCGGCTGGAACCTCACCGGGGGCGGTTTTCGGTCTTCATGGGCAGTAGCGACCAGGCCGCGAAGCTTCTCCGGCCAGCCGACTTCATCTTCATCGACGCCGCTCATGACTACAGGTCCGTGATGGCCGATATCGCCGGCTGGCTGCCCCTGGTGAAGCCGGGCGGTATTCTGGCGGGGCACGATTTCGACAAGGCCCTGCTCGACCGTCCGCGCGAAGACCTCACGCCATATCTGGACTACGAGTATTATCAGGGCTTGCATTACGGCGTCGTGGCTGCGGTGCGGGACAGCCTCGCATCCTTCCACTGCGCCGAAGACCCGGACAGCACGGTCTGGTGGACCGAAAAGGAGATGATATGACCCCTCTTTGGAGTGCCGAAGTCGAGGCCCGTATCCGCCGGGAAGCCGTCAACCTCGACCCGCAGCGACCGCCCGAGACGGTCCAGATGTGCAAGCGCTGCGTCATGACCAACCAGCGCCCGAGGATCGTGTTCGACGAAGAGGGCGTCTGCTCGGCCTGCCGCTATGCTGAACGGAAGAAGACCGAAATCGACTGGGCCGAGCGCGAACGGGAGTTGCGTGAGTTGCTCAACATGAATGTTGCCGGAGCGTACGATGTGATCGTTCCTTCGTCCGGTGGCAAGGACTCTTCCTTTGTGGCCAGCACTTTGAGGGATACTTACGGCCAGCACGTTCTCTGTGCCCGCTGGGCGCCCTTCATGACGACTGAGATCGGTGAGCGCAATTGGCAGGCCCTTATTCATGCCGGATTTGACACGGTCACGGGCCAGCCCAACGGGCTTCTGCATAGAAAGCTCGCCCGGCTGGCTCTTGAGTTTGTGGGGGACCCTTTTGTACCTTTCATTTTTGGCCAACTCTGTTACCCGCTTCATGTTGCGGTGCAAAATGATGTCCGTTTAGTGTTTTTCGGAGAAAATGGCGAAACGCTCTATGGTGGTGACACCGCTGCGGAGAACAAGCCCTGCTGGGGTTCGGCCGATTGGGAGCGGGTTTATATGAAGGGGGCGGGTGTTGATAGAATTGTCCAAATCGGCTTGGACCTTGGCGCCATTGAGCCTGATGAAGTGAAGCGGGTTAGCCCATTTTATCGACTCCCTGAAATTGATAATCCGCCGGAATTTCATTGGACAAGTTATTATTTGCCTTGGTTCCCACAGGAAAATTTCTACATTGCTGCGGAAAAAACAGGTTTTGAGCCGAATGAAGAACGATCTCAGGGCACGTACTCAAGATATGCATCGATTGACGACAAAATGGATAACGTTCACTATTTTTTCGGGTATTTGAAATTTGGCATTGGACGTTGCACATCAGATGCCGCTCATGAGATCAGAGACGGAGAGCTTACGAGGGAAGAGGGACTCTCTTTGGTGGCGAAATACGATGGTGAATATCCATCGCGCCATTTGTCAGAGTGCCTTGATTATCTTGATATGGACAAAGAGCAATTTGGTCGTGTTGTTGAGCGTTTCGATATGGCTAGGAACGGCAAGGCGGGTTTGGGCAATGTGGCGCTCGGACCAGTTAGGCAAGGATTGGCAAGGCAGGCTTAAGTGCTCGCCTTCAGATTAATAGCTAGGCTCGATATAAGAAACGAGTTCCTGATCAAGACTCGGCAATGCGAGGGTGTCAGAAAGGTCGGCGACCCGGCAGAATATGCGGAGAGGTACGATGCGGCAGGAATCGATGAAATTATCTTCTTGGATGTTGTTGCCTCTCTATATGGTCGCAATAGTCTTGCTGGCATTGTTGGCCATGTTGGAGAATCTGTGTTTGTCCCTCTCTCGTCTGGTGGCGGCATTGGTTCGATTGATGGTTCGCGCGCTCTGTTCCTCGCCGGAGCGGACAAAATTATACTCAATAGTGCGGCAGTGCATGACAACGGACTTCTCAGCAGACTTGCCAGAAAGTTCGGCTCCCAGGCGGTCGTTCTCCAACTCGACGCCAAGCGGCGGAACGGCTCATGGGAAGCCTATTGCGAGGGCGCAAGACAACCGACCGGACGGGACGCGATAGAATGGGCCAGGGAGGCGGTGGACCGGGGCGCGGGGGAAATCCTTGTCACGTCGATTGACCGGGAAGGCACGTCGAAGGGCTTCGATCTTGACCTCGTGCGGGCGGTATCGTCTGCGGTCACGGTCCCTGTGGTGGCGGCGGGCGGTTTCGGCCAGGCATCCGATGCGCTGGCCGCCCAACAAGCGGGTGCCTCCGGGGTAGCCATCGCGGGCGCCCTACACTATAATCGGGTCAAGCTCGACGAAATAAGAGCGGTCTTGGCCAAAGCTGGGGTGAATGTTCGATGCGGTGTTTCGTCACCGGTGCTTGCGGATTTATCGGCTCCCATCTCGTAGAGACGCTTGTGGCCGAGGGTCACGACGTAACCGGTCTGGCGCTCTACAATCCAAGTCAATCCTGGGGCTGGCTGGAGGGCATCGAGGCCCGCAAGGCCCACGGCGACGTGCGCGATGCCGAGCAGATGCGCCGCCTGATCAAGGGTCACGAGGCGGTCTTTCACCTCGCGGCCCAGATCGAAGTTCCCTACAGCTTCGTCGCCCCCCGTTCCTTCATCGACACCAACGTCACCGGCACGCTGAATGTCCTGGAAGCCTGCCGGGCCACTGGTGCGAAGCTGATCCACACCTCTTCCTCGGAGGTCTACGGCACCGCCGCCTACACGCCCCAGGACGAGGCTCATCCGCTTCAGGCGCAGTCGCCCTATGCGGCTTCGAAGATCGCCGCCGATGCCCTGGTGACCTCCTATCATCGCAGCTACGATCTGCCGGCGGTGATCCTGCGGCCCTTCAACACCTACGGACCCCGCCAGTCCGAGCGGGCCGTCATTGCCAGCATCATCCTGCAGGACTTGCGCGACGGCGCCGTGACCCTGGGCGACCTGCGCCCCCATCGGGACTTCCTCTATGTCGAGGACACCGTGCGGGCCTTCATGGCGGTCATGAAGCTGTCGGGCGGCGTCTACAATGCCGGCACGGGCATATCGATCAGCATCAAGGACTTGGCGGCCAAGATCATCACCTATGCGGCCGCGCAGGGAGAGTACCGCCCTGAGAATGCCGAGGTCCATCTGTTGCGGGCTTCCTCGGCCAAGCTCTTCGCCGAAACTGGTTGGCGGCCCCGAGTTTCCCTGGATGAGGGTCTGAAACGCACAAAGGAGTGGTGGCATGATTCCGTTAGCCGTTCCTAATCTGACCGGCAAGGAGGGCGAGTACGTGGCCGAGGCCATCGCGTCCGGCTGGGTCGGTCCCGAGGGGCCGTTCGTGGAGCGTTTCGAGGGAATGGTTCGTGAAGTATCGGGTCGGCGCTGGGCCATTGCGACAATTACGGGCAGCGCGGCCTTGCACGCCTCCGCAACGGCGCTGGGTTTCGCCGGTGACTGTGTGGTGGTGATGAGGAAGTCTTTTCCTGCCGCCAGGAATGTATTTCGTTCCCTTGGGTGCGACGTTGTTTTTTCTGAAGGCGGGGAAAACCATGATATTGCGGCCTATTCTCCGGGCACCATGAAATGGCCTGTGCTTGTGGACGCCGCCCCAGCCATAGGAAACAAACCCATCGGAACTGTTGAATGCTACAGCTTTGCCGCCAATAAGACCGTGACCTGTGGACATGGCGGGGCGGTTGTCGGCGACGATCCGAGCTTGGAGGGCCGGGTCACAATGCTGATCAACAATCGCACCGGCAAATACAACTACCGCATGGCCAATATCAACGCCGCCATCGGCTGTGCCCAGATGGAACGGCTGGAGGAATTCCGGGAGATCAAACGCAATATCTGGCAGCGCTATGCCGATGCTGGGCTGCCCATGATCGACCGTGGCCCGAGCCGCTGGATGTCCACTATTGAGCAGCCGAAAGTTTTTTTCATAGGCGGTTTTAGGCACCGTCTAGAGGGCGTAGGCGGTTTTAGGCACCGTCTAGAGGCCGATTGGGGAATCAGCCTCCCCTGTTCCACATCTCTCACCAGGGATGATCAGGACAAGGTGATCAAGGCTTGCGAAGAATCCTTGCGATAGAGAGCGGGCGCCACGACGCCACGCCGCTGAAGCCGGTCGTGAGTGAACTGCGCCGCCAGGGCTGTCATGTCCTGTGCTACGACGTGAAAGCCGGCGCAATCGAGAATGCTTTCAAGAAGCCCTGGGATATCGTTCTGCTGCTGGGCGACCGCTGGGAATCCCTGGCCGTCGCGACTGTCGCGGTCGTGGCGAACGTCCCCATCGCGCACATCCATGGTGGAGAGGCGACGTTCGGTTCCCATGACAACCAGATCAGGGATGCGATCTCCAAGCTGGCCAGCATCCATTTCGTCGCCAACGACGCCTTCAAGTGCCGGCTCGTGCTGGGCCTGGGCGAGGATGGCTGGCGCGTCCACGTCACGGGGGCACCGGGCCTGGACAACCTGACCAACCTCCCGCCCCGGAGCCCGGAGGCGTATTTCGTCTGCACCTATCACCCTGCCACCCTGCAGGAGAACTCCGACCTGCCGGCCCTTCTCTCTGCTCTCGACCGCTTCCCCGACTACCAACAAATCTGGACGGGCGTAAACGATGACCCAGGAAGCAAGGAGATCGCCGCTTTACTGGCCGGCCGGGATGTTCGGCTACTGTCTGACCGTGAGTACCATCTGCTGTGCCGCCATGCTGCTGCGGTGGTGGGCAATTCCTCCAGCGGCATCATCGAGGCTCCGACGCTCGGCGTGCCGACGGTGAATGTCGGAACGCGGCAAGAGGGCCGGCTCCAGGGGCCGTCGGTCTTTGATTGCGATGCGAAGTCGATCCACTATGCCCTTGTGCGGGCGATCAAATACGGCGGGCCTTATGAGAACCCCTATGGCGAACCGGGCGCTTCGGCCAAGATCGCCCGCGTTCTTTCGACAATCGACCTCGAGGGCATACAGGTGAAGCGATGGTCTGTGTAGTGGCGGAAATCGGAATTAATCATCAAGGCTCCCTGAATCTAGCTCATACCCTAATTAATCATGCCGCCCAGGCGGGCGCGGACGCGGTGAAGTTTCAGCTCTACCGTCCCTTTCTCCTGTCGCCGCCTGGTCCCTGGCGGGACATGCTCAAGACGCTGGCCCTTCCGACGGGGCTCTATCCGGACCTCAAAGCCTATGCGGAAGCCCTCGATCTGGAATTCCTCTGCACGCCCTTCGATGTCATGTCCTTGGAATTCCTGGTCGATATGGGCGTGAAGCGGCTCAAGATTTCCTCCGGCGGGTTAAGGGATATGGCCCTTCTGGAGGCGGCTCGATCGAGCGGTTTGGACTTGATCCTCTCGACCGGCATGGCGACCGTTTCCGACATCCGGGAGGCCATGCGCGCGCTCAACTGGCCCAAGGTCTTCATGCTGCAATGCACCAGTTGTTACCCGACGCGGCCCTCGGACGTTCACCTGCGGGTCATGGACACCTACCGGCGGGAGTTCGACGCACTGCCGGGCCTGTCGGACCACACCACCGGTATCGCGGTGCCCATCGCGGCCACAGCTTTGGGCGCCAAAATGATCGAGAAGCACCTGACCCTGGACCGTGATGCGGAGGGGCCGGATCATCAAGCCTCCATCGAGCCGGCGCAGTTCAAGGCCATGGTCGAGGGCATCCGGGAAGCAGAACAGGCTTTGGGCTCGGATGAGAAGGCCCCGCTCGACTGCGAGGCGCCGGTGATGAAGATCAGAAATGAGAGGGAAAAATGGCGATCATTATAGGAAATGGCGGGCACGCAAGGGCGCTTGCCCATCGATATTTCCCTGGTGAGAATGTGCGGATGCTTGGCCCCAATGAAGAAATACCAATCGAGGGGGACTTAATAATTGGCATGGGGGACGTAAAAACAAGACGGGTAATCTTTAGACTTCTTGAGAGCAGAATCGCATATAATCAGCAGATTATGGCCGGCGTTCTTATCGGCCCGCATGTTCATTTAGGAAAGAACATTCTTATCAATACTGGCGCCCAGATTGACCATGATTGTGTTATTGGCGACCACTGTTCCATCGCTCCCGGCGCCATTCTTTGCGGCGGCGTGACCCTTGGCGAGGGCTGCTTTATCGGGGCCGGCGCCATCATCGTGGAGAACGTGACCCTTGAGCCCAATACCTTCATACCTGCCGGATCGCTGGTTGTTAAACAGGACGATATCCGCATGCCGCAGCGCGTGGTACAGAACGGTTGAGCCGCTTCTTCTCTGGCGGGCTCGTCTGAATTGCGGGCCGGCCATTCAAGACCGCAGCCCCCTGATTACGGTCTATATCCCGACATATAATCGGGAGGAACTTCTGATGACGAGGGCGCTGCCCAGCGTTCTCAAGCAGACCTATGGAAACATAGAAATCATTGTTGCTGCCCATGGCAGCAGCGAAGAGAACATAAGAGCCTTGGCTCGTGCAAGCGTCGAAGTGTATTTTGCCGAGCGTGACTTCGTTCCTCTTTGTGTGCCTCGTTATAGCGCCTATCCACCGACGGCGGAGAACCACTGGCTCGCCGGCCCTGTCGCGCCGGCCAATGCCGCGCTCAGGCTCGCCAAGGGAGACTGGATTGCAAGGATCGACGACGATGATACCTGGACCCCGGACCGCCTGGAGAAGCTTCTGTGCTTCGCTCAGGCGAACGATTTCGAGTTCGTATCGGCTGCGCACGAGACGCACGAGGGCAAGGTTGCTCCCTACGACCTGATGGGAACGAAGATCGGCGGCACGCAGACCTGGCTTTACCGCTCCTATTTGAGGTTCTTCCGCTACAATCCCGACTGCTGGCGCAAGACTTGGCACCGGGTCAACGACACCGATCTACAACATAGGATGTGGCGTGCCGGCGTCCGCATGGGATATCTAGACGAAGTGGTGGCAAAAGTGTTACCAAGGCCCGGCGAAAACGCCGTGGGCTTAAGAGCCTATCGGGAAGACCGGGCGAACAAGGAACGCCAAATGGCCTTCGATTAGCCGCTGGGGTAAGGCTGCAACAGCAACAAGCGGAGCTTCAGCAATGTTTTCCATCAGGACTTCCATCCATGGCCGCCGGCTTGCCCTTTCGTCCAGCGGCGGCATCGTTTCCGATCCCTCGGGCTCGACCCAGGGCGCCGACCGCTCGGCCCAGATGTGGGGCCGGGGTTTGTTCGAAACCGTTTCCGGTGCCGTCGGGGCGATCTCGAACTCCGGTGTCAGCATCGTCTCCAGCGACTCCACGTCCGGTTCCTCCATGCCGGTTGCGGCCCCCGTCCAGGGCGTCGAAAAGGAGATCGTGTTCCAGACCTCGGCGACGGCCCTGGTTCTCCATACCACCGCCACCACGATCAAGTTCAACTCGACCCTGGCCGAATCCGCCGCCGGGGGTTCGACCACCCTCACCGTGACCGGCGCCGCCGCCGGTATCGGTGGAACGCTGGTCCTGCGCGGCTTGTCTGCGACGGCCTGGCAGATCAAGAGCGCAACCGTGAGTGTATCTTCCTGAGGAGCTTGAATGACTAACAGCGCTGGGGCCGCGAAACAGCGGAAGATCGCCATTCTCGGTACGACGCCCTCCAGGATGCAGGCGCCTTTAAAGGACGAGTCCTGGGAAATCTGGACCATCGGCCCGGGTGGCAAGGACGCCAACAGATGGAGCCGGTTGTTCGAAACCCACACGGTCTGGCCGTTGGATTTCGGCGAACTGAAGGATGACAAGTCCTATCTGGACGACCTCTCGAAGGTCGATGGCGAGCAGTCGGTCTACAGCATCGTGGACATGAAAACCCACTTGCCGCGCTGGGCGCACGATCATGGCAAGAACGACGATTGGCTCAAGGCCAACGTGCGGGGCGAATGGAAGACCAACGTGGTGATCGACCGCGAGGCGCTTTTCACCAAGTACCGGCGCATGTGGTTCTCCACCTCGATCTGTTATGCGCTCGCCTTGGCCATCGAGGAGGGCGCGACCGATATCGGCTGCTGGGGCATCGACCTGGAATCGGGCGAGGAATACATTTCGCAGCACGCCGGCTGTGCCCATTTTCTGGACTTGGCCCGGCTTCTGGGCATCAACCTGCACTTCCCCAACGGTTGCGGCCTGACCCGCGATCTCAATCCCTATCCGGATCGCTACGAGACGCACCTTTCCCTTACCTTAGAGAAGAAGGCCGCCTGGCTGCAGCACATGATTGGTGAGCACGAGCCGCAATACGAAGCGGTGCGGGCCGAAATGTTCCGGATCGAGGGCGCCAGCATCATCCTGAAAAAGATTCTGGCTCGCAACACGCCCGTTACCCAGGAGGAGATCGCCCTCGCCGACCAGGAATTGATGAATGCCAACCGAAAGCAGGGTCAACTAGCCTCCAACATCAACCACCTGAAGGGCGAGTTGTCCGCCACCCAGTATTACCGCCGCATGTATGTCTGGGGGATGATCGACCCGGCATGAGCGCCCTTGACGAACTGGTCCAAAAAATCGAGCGGATGAGCCCGGATCAGCTCAAGGAGCTGGATCGGCAAATCCTCGAAGACCCAGAGTTCGGTAACCGCTGGGCGCCCAATGCGGGGCCGCAATACGACGCCTACATTTCAGAGGCTGACATACTATTGTATGGCGGCCAAGCCGGAGGCGGGAAAAGCGGCCTGATCATTGGACTGGCTTTGACGCGGCATAGGCGCTCGCTTCTGATGCGCCGCCAGTACACCGATCTCGGCGCCTTGCAGGACGATTGCCTAGAGAAATACGGGACGCGCGTCGGCTATTCCGGCCAGCCGCCGGCCCGCCTGAAGACCAAGGACGAGCGTTTGATCGAGTTCGGTGCCGCCAAGATGCCGGGCGACGAGGAGCATTGGAAGGGCCAGCCCCATGACTTTCTCGGCCTGGACGAGGCGTCCCAGTTTCTTGAGTCCCAGGTTCGCTTCCTGCTTGGCTGGCTGCGCTCGACCAGTCGGGGCCAGCGTTGCCGGGCCGTCCTGGCGACCAACCCGCCCGACAAGCCCGCCGAGGGCCAATGGCTGGTGAAGATGTTCGGCCCCTGGCTCGACCCCAGCCATCCCCTGCACCCGACGCCCAATGGGATGCTGCGCTGGGTCGTTTCGGACGAAGAGGGTCACGACAAGTGGGTTGACGGGCCGGAAGACGTGCGGATCGGCGGCAAGTTGGTGAGGCCGTCTTCCCGAACCTTCATCCCGGCGGCCCTCAAGGATAATCCTTTCCTGGCCAAGACCGAATATGCCCGGCAACTGGACGGCCTGCCCGAGCCCCTGCGGAGCGCCATCCGCGACGGCAACTGGATGATCGCCCACGAGGACGACCCCATGCAGGTCATTCCGACCAATTGGGTCATCGCCGCGCAGGAACGCTGGACCCGCGACCCGCCGGATGCGCCCATGTGCGCCATCGGAGTCGATGTGGCCATGGGCGGGAAGGCACAGACCGTCCTGGCGCCGCGTTACGATTGCTGGTTCGCCGAACTGACCGCGATCCCCGGCGTCCAGACCCCCACCGGGCGGGATATCGCGGCGGAAGTCATCAAGGTGCGGCGCAATTCGGCCAAGGTTTGCATCGACATGGGCGGCGGGTACGGCAGCGGAGCCTACGAATGCCTGCAGGAGAACATCGGGGCCGAGAACGTGATCGGGTTCAAGGGCGCCGACGCGGTTGCGAGCCGGACCAAGGACCGCTTGCTGCCCTTCGCGAACAAGCGCGCCGAGGTTTACTGGCGCTTCCGCGAGGCGCTCGACCCCGACCAGGAGGGTGGCAGTCCCATTATGCTGCCGCCGGATTCCGAACTGGCCGCCGATCTGGTGTCGGTGCGCCGGCTCGATATCGACACGACGCGCGGTAAAATCCAGTTGGAGCTGAAAGAAAAGCAGGCCCAGCGCCTGGGGCGCTCGCCGGACAAGGGCGATGCGGTCGTGATGGCCCACGACACCGGCCCCACCTATCTGACCCATGGGGAGATTTGGCGCGACACGAACCGAATGCGGCGCAAGCCGGTCGTGATCCGGGGCCATGCGAACAGAAAGCGTCGGCGATGAGGATTCTCGTCACCGGCGGAGCGGGCTTCATCGGCTCGCATCTTTGCGGGCGGCTATTGACCGAACACGAGGTTGTCTGTCTCGACGATCTCTCGACCGGCTCTTTGGAGAACATTCGGCGCCTCCTGTCCAACGAGCGCTTCCGTTTGATCCGTTCCGATGTTCGCACGGTGCCGCTTGAGCCCTTCGATCAAATCTACCACCTGGCCTGCCCGGCCTCTCCCGTCCATTACCGGAAAGACCCGCTCCAGACGCTGCGGACCTGCTTCGAAGGGACCGACAGGTTGCTCGGCCTGGATGCGCGCTTTCTCATGGCCTCCACTTCGGAAGTCTACGGCGATCCCCTGCATCACCCCCAGACGGAGGACTATTGGGGCAACGTCAACCCGATCGGGCCACGGGCCTGTTACGACGAAGGTAAGCGAGTCGCGGAGGCGCTCTGCTTCGACTACGGACGCTTGGGCGCCGATATCCGAGTAGCGAGAATCTTCAACACCTACGGCCCCCGGATGCAGATCGACGATGGCCGGGCGGTGTCGAACTTCATCGTCCAGGCCCTGCGGAACGAGCCGCTGACGGTTTACGGCGACGGCTCACAGACGCGCTCCTTCTGCTATGTGGACGATATGGTCGAGGGTCTGATCCGCATGATGGAGCGGAATATTCCAGGCCCGATCAACCTGGGCAATCCGGAAGAGATCAGCATCAAGACACTGGCGGAAACGATTTTGACCATGACCGGCAGCAAATCGTCTATTATCCACAAGACCTTGCCGGGCGACGACCCGAAGCGCCGCCGGCCGGCAATCGATCTGGCCGCGCGGGCTCTCGGCTGGGCGCCGCACACGACCCTTAGAGAGGGATTGGAGCGCACTATCGCTTACTTCAGGGCTGTCCTATGAGCCATGTTCGCAAAGCCGTCCCTGGCGACCTCGGCCAATTGGTCGCCATGGCACGGGATTTCACCGGTGAGTCGGCCCTGCCGCTGACCTTCAACCGGGAGAAGTCGGCGCATTATCTCTTGTGGTTAATCGGCCAACCGGCCTATGACGTTCTTGTCGAGCAGGATGGCGATGTCATCAGCGGCGCGGCCATCGTAGGCTACGAAGCCCATTGGTACGATGAAACCTGCGCCTATGTGGAAAAGATGTTCGTTCACAAGGAATTCCGGGGGCTCGGTACCGCCAGGGCGCTGGTGAGGGAAATCGTCCTTGCCTGCCAGGCGCGCGGCGCCGTCATCGTTTTCGCCGCCTCGACCGCCGGGATGGGCGAACGGACGGAAAAGCTGTATGTTAGGCTTTTCGAGCGCGCGGGCTTCACGTTCCTCGGGCGCGTCATGCAAAGGATACTGTGATGGGAAAGCAAGCAACCAGCGCAAATCATTATATCGCAATGGCGGCGGTGCCGGGCTCCTATGTGATCGACCAGCGCGCCTCGCCGCTGGCCCAGGCCCTGAAGGTGCTCAAGGGACCGAAGACCCCCGACGAACCCAACAAGCCCCCGCCCCCGCCCGAAGAGGATGAAGCCCTGCCCATGCCGGACCCGGAAGACGAATTGGAGGTCCAGCGCAAACGGCGTGCGGCGGCGGCGCGGCGGCGGTCGGGCCGCTCCTCGACGCTCCTGAGCGAGAACAGCAGCCTGGGGGGCTGACATGGAGATTTCCGAGCGCCACAAGAGGCTGATCGAGGACGCCAGCGCGGCTTTCGGCACGCGCGGCTCCCTCATGTCCCTGTGGCAGGAAATCGCCTATCACTTCTATCCCGAAATGGCGGACTTCACGACCAACCGCTATCTGGGCGATGAGTTCGCCGACCACTTGACCACCTCCTATCCTCTGATGGCGCGGCGCACCCTGGGCGACTCCCTTTCCGCCATGCTGCGCCCGATCCAATTGGACACGACCTCGCCGGGCGTCTGGTTCAATCTCCGCGCCCTGGACGAGCGGAAAGAGAACACCCAAACGCGCCGCTGGCTGGAGCACAAGACCCAGGTGCAGCGCCGGGCCATGTACGACAAGAGCGCCAATTTCGTGCGCGCCACCAAGGAGGGCGACCACACCTTCGTCACCTTCGGCCAGGCGCCGCTTTATCTCGACCTCAACAAGACCCGCGACACCCTGCTGTATCAATGCTTCCACCTGCGCGACGTGGCCTGGCGCGAGGACGCCGAGGGCAAGATTTCCCAGATTTACCGCAAATGGAAGCCCAGTCCCTTGCAGCTCTACGGCTCCTTCGGCGACAAGATCAGCCCGAAGGCGAAGGAACGGCTAAGCCAGGCACCCCACACCAACAGCACGGCGGCTTTCGATCGTCAGGGCGGCGGCGTCAACTGCCTGCACGTGATGATCAAGGCCGAGGACTACGAGCTGCGCGACCGGGAGGGCAAGAAGTGGCGCACGCCCTGGGTATCGGTCTGGATCGATACCGACAACAACTGGGTCATGGAGGAAATCGGCTCCTGGCAGCGCAAGTACATCATCCCCCGCTGGGTCACCATCCCCGGTTCCCAGTATGCCTCCTCGCCCGCCGTCACGGCGGCCCTGCCGGATGCCCGCCTGATCCAGGCCATGACACTGACGCTCCTGGAAAGCTCGGAGAAGTTCGCCGACCCGCCCATGATCGCCACCGAGGAGGTGATCCGCTCCGACATGCAGCTTTTTGCCGGCGGCACGACCTGGGTCGATTCCGCCTATGACGAGCGGCTGGGCGCGGCCCTGAGGCCGGCCTATGAAGCACGGGCGAACGAGGGTGTCAGGACTGGCAACGAGCTGCGCATGGATGTGCGGGAGCAGATCGCCAAGGCTTTCTTCCT